CTTATTCTACACCGATCTTCATTGTTGATGCGGGAGGACAAGGAACCGATTCCACAACTGTTCCACGAGGTATTGGTAAACCATTGATCGGTATCGGTGCGAATTCATGGTCCAATGTATCCTCAGGTGATTATTATGGTATCGGATTTGGATATACTGCAAATAACAATGCTACTAGTTATTATCCTGCTGAAATTGGATTTCTTGTTCAAAGTACATCGGGAGGTGAATATGGTGATATGGTATTTTCTACACGCGCAACGACAACGGCTACCACGATTGCTTCTGAACGAATGCGTATCACATCCGGTGGAAATGTAGGTATTGGTACCAATAGCCCTAGTTATCCATTACAGGTTACATCTGTTGTAAGTCTAACCTATGCGATATCATACTACTATGGTGGCGGTGGACAAGTAAATTATGGTGGAGCAAATGCTACTAATAATACAAGTCTCTATATCACTGGATGGGGTATGACTGCGGCCGCATGGGGTGTTACATCTGATCGTCGTATCAAAAAGAACATTCAGCCAGTTTCCAGTATGTTATCCATTATTGACCAAATAAACGTTGTAAAATACGACTACATTGACCCACGTCTTGGTCGAGAAGAATGTTCGGTGATTGCTCAAGAACTTAATGATGTATTTCCCAATGCGATTAATGTAAACACTGACTATATTCCTAATATTCTTAATAAATGTACACATGTTAATCATGATGGAATCATTACATTATCTGTCCCCTTATTATCTAATCCTGATAATCTTAAGGATATCACAGTTGGTTCTAGTCTAAAATTAATGTTATCTGATAATGATGGACAAACGGAACGTGAATTCATTACTCCTATTTTATCAGTTAGCTTTAGTGACAATACAATTACAATTACATCATGGAATGACTATATGGATAGTACGCTTGTTGTTGTATATGGCACACAGGTAAATGATTTTTTATCCATCGATAAACCACAGTTAGGCGTGATGGCACTTCAAGGTGTGAAAGAACTTCATCAGGTCATTCAACGACAGCAAAACACGATTGATACACTTCAAACTCAATTAAATCAAATGATGACACGTTTGAGCGCTGCCGGTTTGTAAGCCTTTATAAAAAGCGTAATATAAAGAAAATACTGATAGGATATCAGATATGTCTGATACCCTACGAGTAAGTAACATCAGCACGGGCGCAGTAGGTATAGGTACGGCTGCTTCCTCTTTGGCATCCTTTCAGGTCTATGGCAATTCCTCATTTCAAACCTCCTCGGGTGCGAATGCCTTCACGGTCGGCAACGATTCCAGCTGTCTCGTTCATGGTGATCACTATACGCTTGGTAATATTGCTGGATCCGGCCCATCAGGCAATTGGTCGACGTTTGGGCAAACTCTTAGTGGAGTGGGAGGCTATGCCAATAATCCCATGTCCACGGTCAGTTCCCTAGGAGGTTGTATTTCCTGGAATGGTCAGTATGTGATAATTACGGTTGGAAATGCAGGATACGGTCCGTTTTATTCCAATAATGGAGGTCAAACCTTTTCTACCGTTTCTCCATCAGCTTCCTCCGTTGGTAACTTTTGGGGATGCGCCATAAGTGCCTCAGGTCAATATGTATTGATCTCCAATCTTACCAATGTTTATTTGTCTTCCAATTATTTACCTATGCCTCTTTCTGCGCTATATTCCTATTCAGGATACACCTCTGTGCTTACGGTAACCAGTACCCGCAGTGCGCTTTCCATGTCAGCATCCGGTCAATATGCGGTATTTGCGTATTCTGCCTCTTCGACCACCGGTGGAATCTACGTCTCTTCCAATTATGGTGTCTCCTGGACACTTGTAAGTGGTACCAATTATCCATGGCAAAGTGTATCCATGTCCGCTTCCGGTCAGTACATTACGGCTTGCTGTAACGGCACTGCGAATAATATTTACATTTCTTCAAACTGGGGCACATCCTATTCTCTTCCTACCACATCCCTATCGGGAGTCAGTGGATGGACATCGGTCAAAGTATCGGCCTCGGCTCAATGGCAAGTTGCGTGTGCGTCTAATTATGTCTATTACTCCTCGAATTATGGTGTCACTTGGACCGCCAGTTCCATGTCGAACTCTCTATCGTGGGCATGTGTGGCAATTTCTCCCTCAGGTCAATATGTCATTGCTGCAACCGCTGGATTTTATGCGAATGTCTATACTAATTCCAATTATGGAGCTGGTTCATGGACCCAACAAACTCCAAATGGAGCCTTCCAATACGCAATTCATATGGCCGTATCCGCAACAGGTACCGTGGTATGTGTATCCAATGGTAATACGGGATTCATGTCGTATCTTACTTCCAATGCCACCGCGTCTTTGACTCCTTCTTTATTGATGGGAACCAATCCGAATGCATCGGCGATTTCGATGTTAACCGTCAATTCCAATAATGGGGGTGGTACCAGTGGAGGCGGTTCTATTTTCTTGGGTTCCAATTATGCCGCGCCAGCACAGGGATTATATGGAGGCGCAGGAGACAAATTAATTTTGTATCCTGGTTCAAGCTCTGCGTATCCCTATTCCATTGGTGTAGCATCCAGTACTCTTTACTATAGTTCACCCGCAACACATGCGTGGTATTCAAACGGTACTGTATCGATGTATATTAATTCAAGTGGTAATGTCGATATTGGCACGTCAAATACATATGCAACATTAAACGTCGGAGCAAATACCGCCGTAAATGGAGTTAACATGGCATTGGGATTGATCGATCCAATCAACAATGCTCAAAAATTGCTAATGGGTACATACTATGGAGGTAATGTAACTACCTCATACTCTTGGATTCAAGCAACGCAAACAAATGTTGCAAACAATGCGCTTATTTTGCAAAGTTGGGGTGGTAACGTCGGTATCGGTATTACCAACCCTAGCTTTCCATTAACTGTATATGGTGGAGTGGGACTTTCATATAGTACAACAGGAAATAATCCATATCTCATATCTCCCAATATTTCTGTAAATAACAATACAGGTCCCTATGGTGCGGTATGTGGATGGTTCCAACATGATTTAATTTGTGGTGGCGCGGTCGGTACCTTTTCGGATCTGCGCATCAAAAATAATATTGAACCCGTTACCAATGCGCTCGCGACAATTGATCAACTTCGCATGGTTCGTCATGGATATATCGATCAAGTGGAAAATCCACAGCCCTCTTCGTTTGGTCTCATTGCCCAAGAGGTTAGCGCCGTTATCCCTGATGCGGTTTCCATTGTCAAGAATTACATTCCAAATGTCATGTGTGTCCCTCAAAGCGTTACATTATCAGGTGATGTCATTGAAATGACATTTGAACAACCCATTGATCTAGCTGTCAACGATCAACTTCGTTTTATTTTGAAAGATCGCCAGGTGGAACAAACCGTTCTTTTTGTGTCCGACGACAAACGTCTCCTTCGTGTTACCTCATGGTCCAATCCCGATCCAATCGGCGATCAGATCTTTGTTTATGGCAAAGAAGTGGATGATTTCCATATTCTCGATAAATCCAAAATGGGTCTGTTGGCTCTCGCCGGCGTAAAAGAACTTCATCAAACTATTAAATCATTAGAATCACAACTCGATTCTGTCCTTTCTCGTTTGAGCGCAGCAGGTTTATAATCCACATTGTCGTCTTCGATTACACAGGATTGTGAGGAAGATTCGCAGTAACGAATCTTCGAACGCATCCATAGAGATGTCAACCATCAACTATTTAACTATTCGCAATGTGGTGATGCCCACCATTGTGGCCAGTACTGCTGCCTATTCGGCACTCACTGGAAGTTCTATTACGGTCACTTCTACCATTACCACATCAACCTTGTTGTATTCTACTCTAATTGGAAAAAGTATTAATAGCACTACCCTTGCTCTTTCTACCTTAACGGTATCAAGTATTAATAATGCGGTACCTGGTACGGGTGCTGGCATCAGTGCCTTTTCAACCTTGACCGTCAGTTCCCTTGTATCCGTGTCAAGCATTCAAACTGCGTCTACCATGTATACAAGTACATTATTTACTACAGGAAATATGGGTATCGGTACATCGACAACTGTACAAACCCTAACAGTAAACGGTTCGATTGGTACCAACCAGCCACTCTATTTAACAAATCAAGCAATGACAAATACCAATCAGATTCAATTTAATAATAGCAATGCTGCTTCTACCATCTTCACCATTCAGCAAGTAGACAATGCGGGTGCGAATTATTTACGTGCGGGTCGCAATGGATATGGCGATATCGTGGTGAACTCTAGTGGAAATGTCGGTATCGGTACAAATGCTCCTTCCGCATTATTACATGTTAATGGTGGTAATATCACTGTCAATTATGGAAATACAATCGGCGTTCATCAAACCTATGCATCAGGTGGAAGTTATTCTATCGGTGGTGCTGGCAATAACTTACGTATTGCGCTGAACTCTGACACTACTACACATCGTTTGTTAGATATTGGATACTATACAGGTGATGTTACAACTGGAACATGGAACTCTAAAATGGTAGTGGATCCGATTACTGGAAATGTCGGTATTGGTACAGCTAGTCCCAGTTATGTATTAGATGTCAATGGAATCACACAGGTTCGTTCCGCATTCTATGTTGCCAGTAATAGCGCAACCAATGGATGGGTGACATTACAACCAATCAGCGATACAATTCATTGTGGATATACAGAATACAAAATCGCTGGAACCCGTTATGGATACATTGGATACATGACTACACTAGGTGGTTCCAATTGTCTTGATTATCATTCTGAAAATGGCTGGGGAATGGATTTCAATGCAAATGGTAATTTAGCAATTCTAATATCCTCAAGCGGTACTGTGATGGTCGGCGGGGGTTACGGTGGTTTTGCGGCAAGCTATGCTCCACAGGCTCTTTTTACAATTAACTCCAATTACACTAATGGAAACACAGGTGGATTCTGTATTAATGCACAAGATTCCAATTCAAGTACCTCCAATTATAAATTCATGATGTATCCATTTGTACAAGCTAGTTCTCAAGTTGCTTACAATACCCAAGTTACCAATAATGGAACCACTTATAATAGTTTATGTCATGGATATAATGGTTATGTTGGCATTAATAATACAAGCCCATCCTACGTATTACATGTAGGTGGAGACGCCTATGCGTCTGGTTCATTAATCTTTGGTTCGGGTGGAACTTATCAATCTGGCGCCATCTTTTCCAATAGTAGTTGGGGATGTATTATTCGTGCGTATACTGGTTATACAGGTGTTACGCCAGGAGACTTGAACGGTGCTACTTTTCTGTTTAGTGACGTAAATGATCATCACCGATTGTACCTGTGTAACAATGGTGACATGGTATTGGATCCAAGCTATGGTCGTGAAATAATTGTACCTGCGATCAATGGATATGGACAATTTCGAGCCTGTGCTGGTTCCTATGGATTCATGATTCGTAACGATGGTAGTCAGACTTATTTCTTATTGACTGCTGCGAATGATAAATATGGTTCATGGAATGGATTACGTCCGTGGTACGTGGATAATAATTCAGGATACATTCATATGAATAATGGAGCAGTGGTGTACAGTGGATTAACAACAGATAGTTTCACTGTATCTGGATCGCCAATCCAAACATCATTACAAAATGCGACCGGTACCGCATATAGCTCTTTTACCTTGCCATCGGGTGCGGGAATGTATTATGTTTATTTCCACTATGGAAACCCTCCACAAAATTTTCCATCTTCTGTTTATCAGGTCTTTTATGATGGTGGTTATACCAATGCGCAATATACTTTACTTTTTACTGCGAATGGGTCACAATATGGAACGATTACTAGCACAAGTGGTGCTACAATTACATTTAGCAATGGTGGCGCATGGTGGGGGTGGAATGTAGCCCAATATTTATTTTATCGTATTACAAAAATATGTTAATCTTTTATTATTTTATCCACTTCTCTGTCGCATGCTCTCGATACACTCTCACCAATGAATACGCCACCAACGGTTCGACTTTCTTTTGACAGAGACTCATAAACTCTTCCCAACATTCATTCGTAAATCCCATCTGTTTTCTCATATGGGATTTGGATAACATCGATCCTCTTGAAAGGATCACCGTTTCCGCTCCTAACGCAATTAGATCCGAATCATTCGTCACGATCCGTTCAATTGTCCCTGACCGTTCCAGATCAATGAGGGCTTGATCGGCTTCGCCGATCGGTTCATGGATCGTTGCCCCTTGATCGATCATCCATGTTTTGATCTGATCAATGTATTTTCCAGACGGTTTCCAAATCTGTTTTCGTAACTGATCCAAATACCGATCCAGAATCTTTTGATCTTTTTGATCCATGATCGGTGCCGATCGGATCTCTTCAATGATCTCGATCGTTCCATGACGTTTGTCTCTGCGTTCATCCAGTACCTCCTTTCGTTCTTCTGTTGTTTCTCTCCCATCAAATACCGCATGAACGGCAGATGCGTACTGAAAGAAAGGCATTAGTGATTCTTGAAATTGCGTCATATCGCCCTTTGATTGATGAATAAACCAGAAGATATCCAAACCCACTGATTGATTCTTAATTGCCTCTTCGATCGCGATCGGTTGTTCCCATTGTTTTAAGAACGAAAATAACCCTTTGATTCCCATTTTTGATTCTTTTTTCATTGTTAGATTCTATCAATTTTTAGATGTATTCTATTCGTGAGAGAGGGGTATGGGTTTACGAAGTGTGCTTGCGTCTCCACAGTCAATTGCCTCCTTCCAGATCGATGGATCATTCCATTCTCCCTCTCTCTCCGTATTTACATTAATAATCCAATCGTTATAAAATGGATCCGAACATGAATTAATAATCAGAATCCGATCCGTTTTCACAAATCGAGTCAGCACTTCTCGAAGCAAAAGAACTTCCGATGTGGAATAGCGACAAAGAATGGTGATCGAATCCGCGGATTGAATGATCTGTCGAAACCGATCGATCCTGCGTCGATATTTTTCCATCACAATTTCATAATGATCCATCCATTGATCGCTGATTGCCTTCCCTGATTCTTCACCAATTGCTCCTTCTCCGATCCGTTCTGATGGTTCGATCTTATTCTCAAGCGGATAATCATGTGGAAATTCAAATCCATATGCATCAATCAAACGGGTTCGATCATGATTGAATTGAAGCGCTGTATGAAATCGAGCAAAATCCTCTGTGAGGCATTTCTCCAAAGCAGGAACAGACGAAACTGCCCAATCAAATGGTAGAGCAGCGGTGCGAAGACCTAAATTACGTAACGCTGCGGCAGGAGAACAATCATGGCCGAGAGTAAGATACATTCGTACTTGTAGTATCCTGTAATTGAGTATTTAAATATCTAACGTGCGGGATATCGATGCCAATTATAATCGTTCCAATCCATTCATCACATTCTCCATGTTCTCATGCTCCTTCATCAACCGTGCCATTTCCGCATCAAATTCTGCGTTTTCATTCTGTTTGATCGCTTCCTTCATCAATCTTTTGACTTCTCGTTCATGACGAATGTCTTCTTTGATCATTTTCTCACGAAGACGCTTTTGTTGGTTGTGTGCGCTACGTGCCGACACAGAGCGCATATACATGTTTGTACCCGTTGGATTGAGCCGTCCATACGAGATCGCACCCACTACATTACGTACCGGAACCGCACTTGAAGCAAATGGGACTTTGTGATGTTTAATCGCACCCATATTTGTTAATCGACGGACAGATAGACCATGATTCATTTTCGCAGTACTGCGATGATGTGATTGATGGTGAACACCTCCTTTTGTGCGTTTCATGGTACGCTTGTTGCGTTTCATGTTTCGTTTTCTGGTAGCCATTCTAGTATGATAGAATATTAGAATCGTTACCAATCATGGATATTAAGAGGAGTGTGAGGTCATTCTGCCCCACAGGTGATACGTCAAAGAGGGGTTTGAGGACATTCTGTCTCATAGTTGATACATTGAAAGAGGGGTTTGGGGACATTCTGTCCCACAGTTGATACATCGAAAGAGAGGTTTGAGGACATTCTGCCCCACAGGTGATACGTCAAAGAGGGGTTTGAGGACATTCTGTCTCATAGTTGATACATTGAAAGAGGGGTTTGGGGACAGAATGTCCCCAATTAGAGGATATTTGAATGAACACCAAATGCTCGTTGAAGTGGAGTCGATGGAGGTGGTGTCAAACGCAATGATTTCACATGGATCGGACGTGAACTCTGGATCAATCCCCATCGTTCCCATACTGCTTGTTTTCCAACCGTATACCTCCATGGAAACTGTCGCTCTGTTCGAAGATGACGCTTCACCTGCTCATTCTGACTCACCATCCAATCCACTTGATGTTGTACCAACTCATGAAACAGTTCTTTATGGCCCTGCGAGAGTAGACCCGCATACAACAGTTCTGCCCACGCTTCCGTTTCGGCTTCCACCATGTCGGTTCCCTTCTCCGCATGATCCAAACAACTCGCATGCTGAAGCTCATGGAGTAGAACCCGTGTTGCATCTTCTGCGCGATAAATCACAATGGTTTCCATGTTACACGCATAGGTGTATCCGCCGTTAATATGAGGCGGGCCAATGGGCGTCTTCGGATTCTTGGGAGTGGTGCGTAAATACGGATTGGCAAGAAAGTAGACCTTTGCTTTCTTTCCATATAATCGGAGGATTCTCGCCCAGAGTCCCCACGGAATCCCTTGAAGCACTTTGTTTTCACCGATCGCAACGACTCGTCCATACACACATTCACGGACATCAATTGTTGTTTTTCCTTTTTTATACCTTTGAAACATCTCTTTGCGCCAACCATACGGATCAAACTCCGACGGCGACGCAAACTCTTTTTCTAGAAACTCTATATCATTTGATGAGACAGAAGACGGTTTCCATACTGGCTCCTTTTGTGAATATTCATGTCGGACCACATCCAACACCGCATCGAGGAGGGCCATTCTACTGAGTGGTGATAGATTGACCGGTGTTACGCAAACGATACAATTGTCTTGCGAGTTTCAAATGAACATGTTCCCATAGAATCGGAATGCGATACGATGTTACCAATACCCATCCTGAACCCGATTCTGCATGCCATAATGTCTCCAAAAGTTGTTGACGAATACTCGGAGTGATCCATTCGGTTTGATAGATGGTTCGAATCCAATACATAATCACATCAGTCCATCGAAGATTTCGCTGTAGACACATATAAATCCATGTACGTACTTCACTGATCCGCACAGGTGTCTCATTCATGGACCATTCATTCAGTGTTTTCTTGAATGATTCCAACCAGACATCTTTTTCCATTAGATTGGCCTTTTTTACATAGTTTGCCAATAAATAATCCGGTCCAGCGACAGGAATCTCTAAACAGAAATCTCGGATACGTCCACATAGCGGAAATTCAGTTGTCAATAAAATCGCAAAATTCGGATATTGTTCTAATGTTTCTTGTAATTGTAGTACCGATTCGTCCGTCAAAAAATGCGCATGATACAGAACGAGATAGCGTGTCTGGATTGATGTCGACATCAAACATACGTCCTGTTGTCCCGTCCAATGTGTTAAAAAAGAGTTAATGAAGCTCTTATCACTCATGGAAGATAATGCAACATCGAATCCAAGATGAAGAGGGCTCTTTTCATATACAATACTTTTACCTGTGGACGATTCATCATCGTCATCTGGATCTCCTCCATTTACTTGTTTATTAAGATACCATACATCCTTTTTAATTTCAAACGTAATATTCGATTCATCTGCTTGTTTTTTAAGAAAAGCAAGCAATTCTGTTTTTTTACCACATCCAGGAGGCCCTCTCCACGCAAAACTACATGGTTCTGCCATTATTATATTAATAAAAATCACGTTTTAAGTAATGAATACTAGTACTAAAAGTAGTGTACAGTTATACAGAAGAATATAAAGTATTCCGCTGTAGAATAATCAAGCTGAAATAAAATCGTACTTCCCTTCAGCAATAAAATGCCACCTCGAAAGTGTCATTGTGGAAAATATGCTGTATTTAACGTACGTGGAGAAACAAAAGGAAGATATTGCGCAGAACACAAAGAAGCAGATATGATTGATATAAAATCAAAAACATGTGAATCAGTTGGATGTGAACGACAGCCAATCTATAATATAAAAGGTGAAAAACCACGATTTTGTGTACTTCATAAAGAAATAAATATGGTTAATATGAAACATAAACCATGTGAGGCAGATGGATGTGATAAACTTCCTATTTTTAATCATAGTAATCAAAAGAAAGGTAGATTTTGCGTAGATCATAAAGATCCTACAATGATTGATGTAATTAATCGTAAGTGTGAATATAATGGATGTACAAAACAGCCGTCGCATAACATATTAGGTGAAAAACAGGGTAGATTTTGTTGTAGTCATAAACAGGTCGGCATGGTTAATGTAAAAATTAAAACATGCGAACAAGACGGTTGTACTAAAATTCCAGCATTTAATACTAAAGGAGAAACCAAAGCTCGATTTTGTGTAAAACATAAAGAACCTAACATGGTTGATGTAAAATTAAAACGGTGTGAAATTGTTGGATGTGATATTCATGCTGGTTATAATTTTGTAGGAGAAAAAGCACGTTTTTGTATTAAACATAAAGAGCCAAATATGGTTGATGTTGCGAATCGTAAATGTGAATATGATAAATGTGAAAAACAACCCATGTATAATGAACGAGGACAAAAAAGAGGCCAATTTTGTTTTCAACACAAAGAACCAGGTATGATTAATGTAAAAGATAAACCATGTCAATATGATGGATGTACTACTGTACCCCATTATAATTATCGTGGAGAAAGAAAGGGATTATTCTGTGCGAAACATAAATTACCAGAGATGATCATGATAACCAATAAAACATGTCAACACCCAGGTTGTGAAAAGCAACCAACTTTTAATAGTCCTGAACAATCATCGGCAAAATTTTGCGCTACCCATAAAGATTTTGGCATGATTAATGTGAAAGATAGAAAATGTAAATATGATGGGTGTGACAAAATACCACGATATAATTATATTGGAGAACACACTACTTTGTTTTGTTTAGAACATAAAGATTCTAATATGATATTGGTTCACACTAAACTATGTGAAATTGATGGATGTATTACATATGCTACATTTAATTATCCTGATCAAAAAAAAGGAAGATTTTGTGCTACTCATAAGAAATCAAATATGATTGCTGTAAACTCACGATATTGTGAAGTAGATAATTGTGAAACAATGGCAGTATGTGGTTTTCTAGGAAAAATTAAAACTAGATGTGCTACTCATAAAGAAAAAGGAATGATTCTTGCTCCTATGCGTAAATGTGCAACAAGTTGTTGTGGTCAATTGGGAATATATGAACTACATGGAGAACGATATTGTGAAGAACATCGGCCAATTGATGCGATTAATTTGGGAACTGCGACATGTATGATATGTGGATTAGATGATATTCTTACAGATGGTAAGTGTATAACATGTGATCCTTCTACTCTTCATATTTATCAACATGCGAAAGAGAATCGAGTTCGAGATCTTCTTATTGCCACTAAGATTTCATTTATTCATGATCGAATGTTAGAATCTACATCATGCGGTAGAGAACGACCTGATTTTCAAATTGATTGTGGAAGTCATTATGTGTATATTGAAGTAGATGAACATCAACATAGTACATACGCATGTGAATGTGAACAAACGCGTATGGTTAATTTAGTACATGTGCGAGGAATGCCCGTTACATTTATTCGTTATAATCCTGATGTATACGAACCAATAAAGGGACAACGTAGAATGAATCGTCAGCAACGAGAAAAAAAATTAATAGAATGGATTCGATATGCGATGGAACATCCGCCACAAGTTATTGCTAATGTATTATATTTATTCTATGATGAACATGATAATACAAATATGGAATTTCAAACATTGATCCAATAATTACTCCTGCTTTTTATTAATCTCTTCATACAGGCTATTTACAGTATTGGTGCCGGTTTTCTCGCATAAAAACGGAAACAACGAGTGGACGCATAGAGCGAACGCACCCTTTCCTAAACGAAACGCCATGCGAAGGGCTCGCATCGCATGCGTTACGTATGACATATTGTGCTGATGCGGATGCTTTGTAAACAAGGTGTAGAGCTTTTGACACAAGGACTCTGTCTTGTTCTGAACCCGACTTGAATATTCACGAATACAATTGGTACAACGGCAGATAAAGGGCTCCGCAACCGCTTTAACTTGTTCTACTATGGGCGCGGTCGTATCACTCACGTTACTGGCCGTTCGGGCAAGCGAATCACTAATCATTTCGACGCTTTCTGTATCAGGCATTCTATGAAGGTTATTATCTTTTTTCTTTAGATATGGTCCGCGCACGGGATCTAAATAGCACGCTCTTATTCTATCCAAATGATACTCTCCATCCCACACCAAGCCATTGAAATCGGAAACATTCATGTCACACCCTTTCAAATCGACCGTTTTGGAAAACCCATCGCTCGTTTATGCTACAAAGACAACTCCATCGATTTTCACGATGTTAGCATTCTGTCCCCCTGTTTGCGAATTATCGATTACAATCCGGATACTTCTCGTCTTCGTGTGGACTTATCAGAACATCCGCTCTTTCAAAATAAGATTCATACTCTTCATGAATACCTTATTAGTACCTTCTATACCCATCAGCAAAGCTTCTTAAACATTACCAATCATTCATATGAATTCATTCGTCATTTGTTCTATTTTCTTTTGGATAATACCACCTTGTCATTATTTATTTATCCTACTGTATTTGTAAAAACCAAGACGGGTACACCGTGCCGTGTATCTGAATTGAAAGCGGGTGATACGATTCGATGTGTCATCCGTCTTCAAGGGGTGTCGCAATTGTTTCATCATGATGAATTGCGTTTGCGTCTCCATCATTCGGTGCCGGCCGTCTGGAAATTGTAAGGCTTTTAGCGTGAAACCCTGTTGCGGTAAACTACGTTTACCGCGATATATGCCTAAAGGGCATCTATGAGCTAAAAGCTATTAGCTTTTAGCGTGATACCAGAGCAAATGATAATGATGCGACACTAAGACCCAGTACCAGACATGCCAAGCCCATAATCACATACACCGAATAATCAGGATAACGAACCAAATAAAACATGGCAATGAAACTAAATAATATCGCAATCACAGGCGCGATCCATGACATAAATAGATTGGATTTAATGTCATTCCAGTTATGATTGGAGTCTCCCGTAGGCGAATTCTTGCCTGCCCATACGAAAAAGACAATGTAAAATACAACCGCCAGGATATAGACGATTCCGTATAAAATTAACAAGGAATTGTCTTCCATTCTATCTGTTATTCTTAATTTAGTTTGTTGATGATGCCGCCATTGCACTATATGATAAACTTGCGGTCAACGCTACAAGTATAAAAATAACATAGATGGATTTGGATTGATCCTGTAGAAAATAAATAAGAGAGGTAATCAACAACACAAACATCGCGGTCATCGTTGACCCAATTACTTTTTTCACTTGACCATTGATACTTGGCCAACTGGAACCATCACTGATCACATTCGATGTTTGAATAAAGACACGGCCCCAACATACAATCGCAACGACACCCAAGATAAGAATCATAGGAAGCGAAAAAATAAAATTAATAACTGCCGTACTGCCTGATGTGATAGGCTGAGCACCATTTGTTGTACTCATTCTATCTTACTGTTATTTTTTATGAATCAATGCCACTCCCAAGGCACTCGTTGCGAATCCCATGGCCAAAAAGGTAACCACAAAAATGAAATACATGATCTTTTCATGATTATTGTTGTTCATGCGAAAATAGAGAAATCCTGCGACAAATAGAGCGATTGAACCAATTAAACTCGTAATCCAAATGCTTGCGGTTTGATCTTGGATTTCATTCCACATGTCACTGGATCCCACAAACTGAGAAATCGTAATAAATGATCCAATGGCACCTGAGCCAATGATCACTCCAAGAATAATTAGTACTGTTGGTGATAGTGATTCTGTCATTCTATCCTACCATGTTATTTTGCGTTTGATGCCTTACTGGCCGTATTTACGTTGCTTGATAACATATTTCGCACTTGATCCGCGTAAGCAAATTGAATCGGCCCTACACCAAACCATACCACCATAATGACAAGTGCCAATAACATGATTTGTCCTCCCACCATCATAAATAAATCGGATTTTGAAAAGTCGTAATCCATCTTCTATTTTAGATAACTTAATTTGTTCTCTCCGTATAGTATGCGTAGCACTCAAAAGCGTAAATTGGCACTCGAGGAATTCTCTCGGTGCCACCCTCGATTGGGCAAGACCAAAAAACGGTGTTTGCCTAATAAGACCTATCGAGAAATCGAAAAACGGGTCGGAAAAAAAGGAAAAGCCTTATTTGAAACGGTTGGTTGTCATGACGGAGAAGAGCATTGCCTATTGGATAAGACAGGACTACCCGATGAAAAAGAACTCCGTAAACAGTACCTTCGACCAAAAATGCCCAAAGAATGGGAGAAGAAACCCGACACCTGGCTCGACAACTACAATATTATGCACGTCATGAAACAATATGAGGAAGCATTTCCTTGGTTTGAGTTCATGGGAGTATATCCTATCGACTTTTCAGTACGTGATCCTTATGTACAACGAGGGGCTGAAAAATGCCTTCATGCGGATCTCTGTAATCTAAAATTACAAGACGAATACAATAAGGGTAAACGAGGAATTGGCATGGTCTTTAACTTGGACCCTCATTACAAGGGTGGAAGTCATTGGGTTGGACTCTATATTAACATTCATAACATTAAAAAACCAATTATTGCGTATTTTGATTCCTATGGCTATAAAACTCCTCCGATGATTGCGCGATTCATGCGTGCGTTCACACTCCAAATTCCCGCGACTCAATTGGAATCAAATGGACGACGATTTCAATATAGTAATACAGAATGCGGGATGTATAGTATGTACTTTCTGGTATGTATGATTTATGGCATTTCATTCAGCAATTTCTGTAAAGAAATCACGAAAGACTCCATGATGTTGGAGCTAAGGAGAATTCTATTTTCTCGATAAAATCGAAAATAGGATGTAAAGAGAAATCATCATCTATATTAGACTGATGTAAATGTGTTTTATATGTTCATCTACTATCTCTCCATCGATTCAAACATCCAATCCTCCTATCTATATTCTTCGTGAGATCGATAAAATCCCATCTATCGAATCAAGTTCTTCTTTTATATCTATATGATCAAACCATTCTTCTCCTACTATTCAGCGGTTTGATTCACGGATTTCAGTAAATAGTTCATCTTCTGAATTAAAGAAAACACCCACTATGGAATTACCGTCCAATGAAATCATTTCTCGATTAAAACTGTCAGGTTTAATTGTCCATATGAACTCATCATCAGAACTCTATAAAACACACGTGCTAGTTCCTACTAAACCACCTGAACATTATACGATGACACAACATAATGTGTTCACGGATCTCACAAAAGAAGTATAAGTGTGAAAGACATATCGATCTTTTGTATGAAAACCCATCTAAAAGATTTATACGGTAAAGGTAGTAATGTACCGTCCGGTTCAACCACAACAACAGCCTTCTGGGGGATCGGTGCGAACCGTCCTGTTCAGTGATAAAAATTATCGGACGCTCCAGACCGTTCTGGTTCAAGACTTTCAAGAGCGAACCGGTACTCCCCTGAACGATGCTCAATTGCAACGTCTCTCCAAAACACTGGATCATTACATGAATCAAGTCTATGAAAAACAGGGCGAAAAACCCATCCAAGTGCTTAACAAAGAAGTTCTCGGAACCTGTGCCAAAGACTTTTCTCAATATCTCCAACGCAAAGAAATTACGAAAAATTCGAATGTAGTCAAAACCGTCATGGATGATTCCCTCTTTCAAGAAACCTCTCAGCGATTTGAGCGTGTGACTCAGGAGCGCAATGAAGTCAAGGCGCTTCCACCAGGCATTCCTGATTTCCGCATTTCCTTAACGGAAGATGGTCCGCCTGCCGCTGAAATGTTTGAGCGTGCCAAGAAACAACGCGAACTCGAAGCTTTGCGTGTCGCACAGAGTTCAGATCTCGCTAAGGCCGAAGCCGGCCTCCAAGGACGTATTCAAGCCGATTCCACTTTCCGTTCCCTTCAAGATTCTCAGAATCGTTCTACCGAACTTGCTCTGGTTCAACGTACGGCACAGGCCTCTACCGCTCGTCCTGTTATGGACCAGACCTTGGTGGTTCTTCCTGATCGTCGTGAGCTCCTATCAGGTTCCATTGGTTCTTTTGATACCATGAATCAACTCACATTAGCACAACCACGTGACTATGCGAATGGCAATCCAACCATTGTTCCACCTACTTTCTCTTCAATTGATAAATCGGTCTTGCCCCAAAACAACATTATTCGTGAAGACAAAATCATTGGATATCGTGAAGTCGAAAACAATCTTTTCATTTACTCTGCGGATCGTGACTGGCTTCGTAATAACAAAGAAAATCGTTATAGCTTTACTGTTAACTTTGATCCGGCTGCCAACGGACAAGGGTTTGGTGCCTCACTTGCTTCCCAACAGAAATTCAAGAATATTGTCCGCATCGAGCTTGTGAAAGCTATTATTCCTGGTGAAAGTCTTAGTGTTACCGTCTATCGTGAAAACGGTCAAGCACAGACAACCGATACAGGATACCAAGACAACATTCTCAATCTCCCTTACATTACTCTCCGTGTTGCCGAACTTGAGAATAACAACTATGGAACCGACAACTTCTTGGATCGTTCGTTTGGTGTTCTTCAATATGATGCTCAATGGGTATCCGATCACGATCGTCAGCGTGATACCACTCGTGGATTCTTAGCGATGATCCCGAAGTTCATGAAGTGTCAGAAAGAGTATTATCCAACTCCTTTGTCCACTCTTCAAAAGATGACGATCGATCTTCGTCGTCCCAATGGAGAATTGATCAGTGCCTCGCCTGATACCTTTGACATTGGTGGTATTATCTGCCCACAGACGGGTGCGATCGTGTCTACTACGTTTCCGTTTTCAATCCCCATCACCTATGGTTCAGGTAATAATGCGTACAACGTTCTGATTCCCCCCTCTACTGGAAATCCTGCGAACTTTTACATTAACACCTCAAAATACTTCAGTAAATTCGAGATTTCCGCGGGCGATCGCATTCAAATCAGCGGTTATACCTATACGGATTCCGTACTTGCGGACCCAGTACATGGTGCCGCACTTCGTGATTTCTGTAGTTGGATCAATCGTCCTGAAGGTCACATTGTTCTCGATGCGGCCTATTCGAATTCAACCAGTACACTTCATGATGGATTTAACGATGTGGGTTATGCGAATTTCATTGTGATTCAGGCGCGCTATCAGGATCCGACCACAGGCAGTGTATTGTTGAATCCATTTGAACCGAACTTTGGTGCTACCCTTCACGCGTTCGGCGCCAACTTACAGTCTCCTGTTCGTCTCATTAACTTGAATAAACAACTCCAGGTTGTGTTTCGTATTATTACTCGTGAAATGGATTCCTTGCCACAACTGAGACCTGATAATAACTATTAGAGCTTTTTGAGAAAAAGCTCACAAAAATAACGGAAGCTCTTTTTAACAATTTATAATAACATATCTCTATAACCATTATTTATCGCTGATATGTTTCTATACACATCTTTTCCTAAAACACATTACGATTTTTGCGAGCTTTTTCCTAAAAAGCTCTAGTAGATAATAATGTCTCGTTACATTATTTTTGGACTAGTATTAATACTAGCCATCTTTGTTGTACGGTTTTTACCGTGGACAGAGGGGTTCTTTGATGCTCCGGCTAATGATACCATGGCAAAGCATCAACAGTTTATCGCCAACTCTAAGGTGAAATTCGATGCCCTTACTAATACTGTTAATTTAACAAGTCCTTCTATCGGCATTGATCCTATTAATGCTACAAATGTAAAACAAGCTGTTTCTACTCTTGAAGCCAAGCCATCTTCTACTGGATACTCCTTGAAATCTACTATCTCTCATTCTACCCCCGATCAACTTCCTGGTACATTAGAAATCGCACAGAAATGCGAAGCGGCCCCCAAATCGTGTGCCGCATTTGATGATTCTACTTTTGCTGCGAATTGTGGCATGAGTTTTGATCCCACTTCTGTAAATTCGGCAGGGCAGACAACTGGAATTGGAGGTCTCTATATTAGTTCCTATGATCGCGCAGAACAAACTGCGATCGCACAAGACGTAGAAACCAATGGTACTGCCCCCTATGACCCATTCAAAGTGTATCAACCCACCATCGGTAAAGCGAAACAGGGTACTTTTGGTATTACAAAAGACCAGTGTGTTGTGGTGAAAGAAAAAGTAGACTGCGCTGCCAAACAGACATTTGGTTCACCCAATTGTACCCAGTGTTACACATCGGGCACGTTCTCTCGTGTAGGTCCTGAAGCAGGTAAATTGAGTTCTACCATTCACCTATATGGTGTAGGAACTGTAAATGCGGGTATCACAAATGGTCCCTACTTGTTACAGAATGTAACACTCAATACAGGTAGTCCAGCGGATATCACACTTCCTCCTAACTTTGAAGGTTCAACCTTTTGGATTACCCTCAATCAAAATGGAAGTCCTCCTCATCTATCAGGCTATATTGAAGGCCAAACCGCAACGGGAACATTCAAATTAGACATCATGTCTCTTGTTCAGACGGATACCGTTACAGGTAAAAAACCACGTATCACGGGTTCAAATGGCTTTAATGGGTTCAAGTGTTTTATCTTGATGCCTGGAAGCGGTCAATCGAGTATGACATTAGCATGCTTCATGCCATTTACCTTTGTTAATATGTTTGACGGTGATGCGCTTACCTGTGAAAATGGACCCATTATTACTCGCGCCGATTCGGCTACGTTTCTTGAATCGGATCCATGCTATGGCAAAGCCAATCAGCCTGGTAATTACAAGCTAGAATGCCTTCAAAGCCGTTGGATGGAACTTGGTGGGACTCCCGATGGAACCGGTTATCCTTCTGATCAGACAAAAGCAAATGCCATTCAACAAGATGCGAATGGAAGTCCATTAGATATTGATACCATTGTGAATGGATTGGCGATCAAAATGGCAGAAGCACAAAGTGGTAATGATCCAAATGGTAATCCTCTCTCCATCCCTGATTGGAACACGGTATCGATGTATACCACAGGAGTTCCTATTACCAATCCATGTGACGGGCCATTAAATGCTACAGGACCTGTCTCCAAAGCATGCGCATCCTATTTGTACTCCAACAAGGGTATTTCCTCTAATATTGGACCAACCTATACACAACTTCCATCTCAAGTAGCAAGCGCAAAAGAAGGATTTGTAGGTAAAGAGACTTTTAAGAATGTAGAAGGCTTCGATGGAACCATGCCGAATACCTTTAACTATCCAGGTACAGTGATTGATCCCGTTACTGATTCTGGTATGCAGTTTGCTGCGAATCAAGGTGGTGTGGCTGGTGTGAAACAGCAATATGACGCGATCAATCGTCTTGCCAATGATAATAGCAAAAAAAATGCGGAACGTGCGACTGCCTTGAATCAAGCCTATGGTATTTCACTTGGTCAGCCCTCTTCCAGTAAAGTGGTAGGTCCTACACAGGTATATGCGGTTGGACCAGGATACCAATATACCAAAGATCAAGCACAAGGTGTTTGTGCGCAATATGGAGGCGTAGTAGCGAGTACTGCACAGCTTGCCGATGCCTATGCTCACGGCGCGGATTGGTGCTTTAGTGCGTGGGTTACCGATGGTGGCGGTAAATGGCCGATTACGACATCTGTTGTTGGTGGGTGTGGTGGCCGAACGGGTGTCATTGAATGGACACCTGACAATCAACAAGCGGGTGTGACATGCTATGGCCCCAAACCTGGTATTGACGACCCCGCTTCTCAAAATGGAACCATTAAACCTTTTAATCAACAAATGTGGGATCAACCAACGGATCCAACGTACTTAACCATTCCATCAGGATATTTGGAAACCACGGGCCCTCAACCACAATGCTTTACAGGTCTATCTCTAGATCAAGCGCAAAAAGGATGTAACGCACTTGGCTCCCAATGTGTTGGTTTTAGTTATTCCAAAGATGGTTCAGGAAATGGTTGCTACAAAGGAAATCACAATGCGGGAATCAATGGAAATCCAGCCTATATGGGTTATGTCAAAATTCCGGTTTCTGCTGCCAATTCTGTTATTACAGGCCGATATATCAAACTTGTCTATAATCATGTAGAATGCTTAAACTTGGCACAAATTCGTGTGTATGCCACACAAGGCGGGCCAAATATCATTACACCTGACATATGGCCCCAAGTTACAAAGTCAAGTGGATTTAACGGTGACGTATTTCCTGTTCAGAACTTCGTGAATGGAAATCAGTCTGGTCGGCCTTACAATTTTGTTCACACCTCTTGTGGTGATGTTCCATGGATTCAAGTCGATTTGGGCGCCATGACCACCATTTATAAGATTGTGGTGGTTAATCGATTCGATTGTTGTCAATCTCGTGTTCTCGGTACCACACTTCAAATCCTTGACGATCAGAGTGAACCAGTCTATATTTCCAATGCGGTTTCTAGTACCAATACGACATACGCATGGTATCCACCCGATCCATCGATTCGTGTGGACCAGCCTGATGATCTTCCGCCACCTGCACCTCCTACTCGTGACAAATCACAGCCTCCTCCTGGATATTCACAAGGTGATTGTAATTCTGGATATTATGATCGCACAAAAGGTGACCATGCTTGGTGGGCATGTGGCGCGGGTTGTCCTGGAGGTATGTATTTAACCGATTATGGTTGTAGTTGCGCATGTGTTCCCAACTCTCAAGATCCATAATTGTACTTTTATTCCATATGTATTTGGGAGTAATTGATAACAAAATTACTACCGAATCCATCAATAGAGATGTTTCGTCGTTTGGCAGAAGCATTTGATACAGGGACAATATCCTCCAATCCACATCAAGATTATATTACTCAACAATCTACCTATTACAACACCGCACCCAATATGATTCTTTCAGGAACTCCCGGTCTTCCTGGTTTTGATCAGGCCATTCAAACGACCAATACCACTAGTAATGGAATCCAGGATTATGCGGTCAAAAATCCGAATGACATCTTTATGACAGGTGTCAGTCCCAACCTCACTCAAATGGCCACACAATGTGCGGCAGGTTCTTTGGATGATTTAATTGCCTCCAAGAATCCCAGAGCTCCTGTTGGATGTGGTTGGATGTATACTGCTCCCAATAAAAATAGTCCTTATCCAACGGTTTCACAAGGTATGGTCGGAAATCAAAAGGGTCCTCTTCCTGGATTTGATCTTCCTGCTTATAAAAAATGGTTCTTCGATCTTCAGCTCGCAAAAAAGCAAATACTGATGGATAAATGTAAAGCACTCAAGGCATGTACCGATGTGGATGAAGATGTGTTTCAAGGTGTATGTGCGTATTGTACGGATATTGGTCAAGGTATTCCCATCGATTCTACAGGTCAACCTCTTTATCCAAATGAGCTAAATGGTTCCTGTAGCCCTGGAGCGATTGTTCGTTCAGGCGCATCATGTCCTCCGCCTCCCGCTGGACCACAACCCATTCGTGATAAAACATGCGACCCTGTCAATGGACGTTTGAGCGCAGCCTGTTTATATAATACGGTTATATCGGGAGGATGTACGGATAATGGTACCTTAGCCGCAGCACTTAATAACTCCCCTGATCCATCCAATTACATGGCGTCCATTCAAAATAGCGATGCGATGTCCCTCTATCAGCGCACTGCCAATCCTCCTTTGAATCTTAATGTATTTTCACAGGGACAAACCACGGTAAATGCTGCGCTACAAGAGATTCGTCAATTGGCATCCAATGCCCGACAGCCTTCCAGCACTGCTCTTGGAGCATCCGCTCGTGATCTCTGTCTTCAGCGCGGTGCGATTTCGGGTTATGATAGTTGTTCCAATCTTCCTGATGGAACCCAATCCCCCTTTGATATGAACTGTCTCCAACAACTCTTTCTTAAAATGGGAGGTCAGCCAAAAGGAACAGCCTATCCCACCATTGCCAATATGACAACCTATAATGCGATGGGTACATTGGGTGCGGTTAAACAATATTGGAACCAGTTGGTAACCAATATGAAATCGGCAGATTCCTTTACGGATTATGCGACTCAACGCAATGCCATGACCCAATTTCTTGGAATTGTACCTGAATCGGCGATTGTTCGTGCTCCCTATACACAAGGTGTGGAAGTCTTATGGTTTGTTCCTGTTCCTGGAGATCCTCAGCACGTGATTGGTTTTTTAAAACGAACCATTGAGCGTGATTTCGTTCAACTTCAGCCCGGCCCCTCCCATGTTCCACAAATTGGCGGCGGTGCTTTTGGATGCTGTGTTCAAATGACCGATGTACGCGCTGCCTCCGATTCCTCTGTTAAGTTTACTGTTACCGTGGATGATGGATTCTGGATTGCGGTCAATCAACCTGCTAACATTGATAAAACGGCCATGGCACAATTTGGTGCGGATCAACCTGGTTTATTTGAAAATCTAGGATTACAAGGTCCCACGCAGTACCAATCTCAAAACTGTAGTGCACTCAATGGTTCCAAACCGAATATTGTAAAAATGTACTATGAAGATGCAGGTGGGGGTTGGAACGCATTACAAGTTAATCCTCAATCCTGTAATGGTCCGAATTACTTTCAACCTCAATATTATTCATTGACATGTGATGCACGCGCCCCGTTTTTGTGTTATGAACTTGGCCCGAAATCTGGTGTATGGGAAGAACTTCGTAACCCTGGTCTATTTTCACAGTTCTTGGGCGCGAGTGGATATGAAAATCATACACGAACCGATGAACGTGTGAGTGTTCCTGGAAAGAAGCCATTTATTCGTATGAATTGTGCCAATTCCGCAATTAACATGCCAAATATCGCCTTTCAAAGCTGGAAATCGGTATCCTTTGCTGTTCGATTTCAGACTATGCCTGTAAAAGAAACCCTATTTCACTTCTATACCGCACAAGTTTACATGGCTATTATTGCTACGCCTATTAATGGAAGTATTTCTACCATTACCATTGAGCATAATTTTAATGGTCCTATTCAAACCATCTCTACTACCTACCAAATCGTATTGAATACATGGTATATCTTCTATGTCAATAATCAAAAGACTGGTCTTGATGTCTATTGTAATTCGGTAGATGGATTTATTTCCAGTGGCGGATCGGCCAACGTTTCGTCACTTTCTTCCAAACAGCCCATATGGGTTGTCAATGGTACATGGAATCCTGCTCCTGGACAACCTGGTTCCGCATGTAATATTGCGGTAGGAGCGGGTAACTTTAAGGGAACATGGGCAGGAATGTATGGTACCAGCTCCTTTACATTTGATTTGGCATGGGTTCACTTCTTTGATAAAACGTTGACCAAGGAGGATGTTCTTCATGAATGTAAAGCGGATTGGGTCTACACCCAATTTCCTGATTCCTATAACAATTATGTTGTTTTATCTGGTTAATCATCTATCGTTATGAATATTATTCATTGAATAGAGGATTTATAACATATGGAAATTTCGAGCTAATCCCATACATTCTTGATACCAGATCATCTTATCGTAGTAGGATGTAAACACTTTAAGCATAAAAATGAAGATGAGTATACTTACCCAACAATGGATCCGATTCGACTTCACCTAATGCCTTACGAAAGTCCGTGTCTGTTCGTCCAAATAGCTGAAACACGGTTCCACTTGACTCTGGCTTAACACGAAGCAGATATTCCGTTCCTTTGATCCGAATGACCTTGATCCGATCGATCGCAGGTGCCGACGGAGCACTAACATCCAGCGCACGTGTTACACGACTCTGAACATCTCCGCGTACTTCTTTTAGTTCAATGCTTGTAATGATCTTATCTACATCCAAATTTGGATCAAACAAATATTGCGTCGCCTGACCCTCAATACGAAAACATTGGATACCATCATTCTCACCCGCATTCAGATCACAATCCACCGCCGATTCTTTCATGATCTTCAGGATCTCTTGATTGATCTTGTCTTTCTTCATACTGACATAAAACACCTTCTCATCCGATGTCTCATTATTATCCGTGGTACGAATGGTTTGATCGATCTTATCCGATCGTTTTTGCTGTTCCGCAAATACCGTGTAGTACGTATAAATCTCGACTTCTCGATCCTTAAATGGCAAATCCTTGTGAGAGCAAATACGAATGGCACGACCTTTGACTTGATCCAGACGAACATTGTTCCAATAAGGCTCCATAATATGAACCGAGCGACAGCACTTCAGTGAAATACCTTCTGCTCCTGCTCCTGTAATTCCAATCACCCAGCAAATGTCTCCTATGGTATTGCGTTTTTCACGAAACGGTTCCAATGGTGCTTGAAGCGCCGGCGGTAACTTATCAAAATTACCATTGAAGATATTCAGAACTAGTGCGCGTTGCTCTTTGGATCCTTCACCTGTAAACGTGATAAAACGTTTTCGTTTCGGAACATCCACATCACCTAGACCGACCGCAAACGAAGCCAAGGTTTCATCACTGAATCGAGGATTTTGTTCTGTTCCTACAATCTTGATTTCGTCATATCCATTCGCCTTCAACGCAATTCCAAGAACTCCTAGACCTTCTACCGTCTTGAATTGTGAATAGACCAGATTGCTTCCTTTGGATTTCTCGATGTTCTCCAACATTCGGGCAAGCTTGGTGGAATAATTCTCCAGACGTCCTTTTGGATCCTCGCTCTCCAGTTTCATGAATTCGTTACGTCGCTGATCCAGCGTACGCATGGCATTTTCAATACGTTCCTTATAGGTTAAAACATGAGGCAAGGCCGGTTTTTCTTCTACAGGAGCCTCTACAATTGGTTCTACTGGTTTTGGTTTGGGAGCAATACGCGGGCCACGCTTCTTCACAACGACTTGTTCAGATGGAACGACGACTGGTACTTCCGCAACCGCGGGTACTTCCACAGGTACTTCTACCGGTTTTGGCTTGGGAGCAATACGCGGACCACGTGGTTTCGGTGGATTAGCAATGATCGCATCCACTTCCGTTGTATCCAGACCAACACGAGTAAACACGTCCTTAATTTCATCAGACACAAAACCTTGTTTCATTAAAAAGAGAACTTTCCTTGAAATGGGTTTATCTTCCATTTCAGGCGCCTTCAAAAACTGGATGGCCCGTTCCGTCATTTCTTCACTTGCTCCGCCAAACCACGTATTGGATTCTTCATCTGATTCTTCATCTGATTCTTCATCTGATTCCTCATCTGATTCCTCATCTGATTCTTCATCGGAACTGGAAGAATCACTTGATGAACTAGAAGAACTTGACTCATTATCTAATTCACCAACATCTTCAATATCATCCGCAGTAGCTTCCTCATCACTTGATGATTCTTCTTCATTATCACCTCCTGTTTGTGGTACTTCTGGTACGGCCTCCGCTACCGCTTCTGGTTCTCCATTTAATGCCACTTCTGCTTGTGCTTCTTCCTGTTCTACAATCGCAGCTGCCTCCTTATCCGCCTCCGCATCTCCCACTTCCTCTGAAACTTCCGCATTCTCCGCAATCACTTCTACTTGTGCTTCTTCTTCAATCTCCTCCTCACGTGTTCCTGGAAATGGACGTTCAATTCCCTTTGGAAACGCAAAGTTACAAAGTGCGCGACTTCGAAAACGATAACTCGACGGATTCTTCATCTTCGCAAACATTTCTACTGCCGCAAACACATCATCTGTTCCCTTCTCCTTCTTGGTCTCACCGCGAATTTCAGTAGTACGTGCTTCCGTGTACTTCTCCAACAACACATAATCACTCATTTCACATCGAACAATCTCATCCTTCGTAACACGAGGCATATACTCCTCCTTTGAACCTTTATAGTATGATATCAATCCTGACAGACGTTTCTTCAAGACAACCTCATTGATAATCTTGAGGTTTACAGGATTGATAAACTCGCGCTTAAAAGTCTCATCATCGATGGGCAAACGTGGGTACGACACAAATGGACCCTTCTTTGCATCCTCTTCTATCTTAATATTCGCCGCCGCCAATTTTGCCTTGATGCGCGGATAAATCTCACGAATGCCCTCCTGTGCCTCCTCGTTATATTTCACACCAATGAACTTCGCATCTCCATCATTCACACGCTCATAACCTTCCTGAAATGTCGAAATCAGCACACCCATCTTCTGATTTCCTTCACGGAATCGCACAATGTCAACACGTGGTTCTTCTTCCGCAATTGCTTTCACCTTCTCCATAATCGCCTTATTTGTAGAAAGTAACGTAAACTCTGCGCATTCAATATATCCTCCCAGCACATTCGCAAGAATACCTAACTCCTCTGGAAAGTTAATGATCGGTGTTCCTGACAATCCAATGATCTTGGAATTACGAGCATCCGTCAACAATCGATAGAAGAGATACGCACGCTTGTAATTCTCAGACTTACCACATAACTTTGGTTCCCAACGTCCTGGAACGATCGGTTCCGCTTCGATCTTGCGTTTTGATCCTTCACGCTCCGTGATATAGGGCAAAATCTGACCTTGCATTAAACGTGACAAGTTATGAACTTCATCGATCACAATCACCGCATCATCAAACATTGGTTTTCCTGTATCTGGATCCGGCAAACACGCATAACGTTTTAATTCCGCTGCGGTAATACCGTTATAACTAATGAACTTGATACGAGAATCGATCATATGAGTAAGTTGTTCACGAACATCGTTGCGCTCTTCGGGTGTAAGATCATTATAATTCTGTTCTTTCGTGAAATCGGGTACCCAAATCACGCGTCGTTCTGGATCCGGTCGTGATAAGACCTTCTTTGATAAATACTCTTGCTTCATCGAAAGAACCGAAGTAGCATAGGTAAACACAGGAGTTCCAAACGGAGTCAGCGGAATCTTGACCCAATGATTAAATACATTGAAATGGCGAAAACCGCAAAAGGACACTTCTGACATAAAGTTACCACGTAGGGAAAACGGTGTCATTACAATGATTTTCTTATTGGATGTACCATACAATGCCTCTGCTGCGGCAATGGCAGAACATGTCTTACCTGAACCGAGTCCGTGATACACAAGAATGCCGCGATAGGGACCCGCGTTACGAATGTATTCTCGAATGAACTTCTGATACAAGAAGGATTCTACTTGTTTTCCTTCTGCTTGCTCCAGTTTTGCACAGGCAAATTCATCAATCGCTTTTCCCTTTTCGGAATGAGCCAGGCGAAATGCTTCTGAATAATTATCCGTAATGAACTTATAAAAGCTCTTACGAGTTTGCGGAGTATAGATAGTAGTATCCGTTAAATAGGGATTATTTGATTCGATGGTAGCCTGTTCCACTTGATAGGCTTTCAACTCGTTAGGAAGAAGCTCCTGACTGGCTACATCAAGCGGACGTGAACGCTCACGTAGATCTGGTGTCTTACTTACTGGTTTCGCAATGGGAAGAACAGCTTGAACGGGCTTTGGTTTTACCCCTTTCGTTTGAACACCTTTTGGCTTGAACGATTGTACAGCTTTTACCTCCGTCGGAGGGACGGATCCCTGAAATGGCTGTTGTGCGGATACTTCCACCTGTCCCGCAGGAGCGGGTTTTCTCCATTGTGCAACTAAGGCCGGATCCGCCATCTTAATCACAGTGGCTCTTCCTGGCACAACACCTTTTGGCTTTGCTACCGCAGGTACGGTCGCTGCAGTGGGTAATACAGCAGGTGCTTCTGATGCCATCTACTATCTCCTTAGAAACGATATCTTCATCGTAACACATGTAGAATGTGTTTGAATCAAGATGTTTATCCTAACAGAACTTTTCCGTTATAGTCATATTTAGCAACATAGGTGTAAAAATAGGCACCTGCTCCTGGATTCAGTGAAGTACCAATTACAGTTGGCTGTGATAATCCGTTTGTATTATACACGTCCACTGGACCATTTGCCGCACCAGTAACATATATCACATTTGTGTTGGAATTTACACTATATCCATACGCAAAGCTGGCAGCATGACCAATAATCGTAGACCATTGAATCGCACCTAACAAATTATATTTAACAAGAAACGTATTCATATTGGTTCCGCCTGCCGTATTCAATGTTGCCACTTGTGGCGAGGGATCACCTGAAGTAGAAGAATTATACAATCCAATCGTATTTGCTCCAAATCCGCCAGTTACATATAAGGCAGAACCATCCGATGATAAACTAAAACCATTGGTATAAATATTACCTGAATTATTGTCTACATTCAAAATTTTATTTAGCCATAATAATGAACCTGATAGCGAATATTTCACAATTCCAATATTATACGTACTCGGGCCTCCTGTGTTAATTAATTGTTTATAGGTTCCATTGCCATTACCTGGTGGCTGAGGTGTAGTATTCAACGAAATGACATCTGGAAACGGGACTAGCACATAGATACCTGATGCGTCTGCTGTTAATTGAATTCCCATGGGATTAAATGTGAAATTAGAGATGCTTCCATGATTCGCCCATTGAACCACACCTGATTTATTGTATGCGATAATGTACATTCCATTATTAATTCCGTTTGAAAACACGTAACGAGGTGCTCCAAATGTCTGATTCGCAGGAGTGATCGCATCATAACTCGTAACAGTAGTATTAAAATAACCTGTCATGTAGACTTGAGTTGAATCACATACTAATCCAACAGAGCTACTTGATCCATTTGTGCTAGAAACATCACCCGTTACTCGAGTTCCCCAATTAATCATACCTGTCATCGCATTATATTGTACAAGAAATCCCTGCTGAGTATTGTTTGCTCCTCCATCCGACATAGTGATCGAAGAACCATCTGATGCGTATACCGTTACATTTGCCACTGTAGAATCAATCGAATTACATACATATAGATTGGTTCCATCCGAACACATCTGGCTCATGTTGGTTGGCTGAATTTCAGGACCGTTTGGTCCACTCTGATTCTGAATTCCATCCACCATATTCGCCCATTGAAGATATCCACTAAGTGTATACTTCAGTATAAATAGAGCCTGAGATGACGAAGAAAGTGTAGAGACTACAGGACCATACATCAAATATAAGTCGCGTGAAATTCCATGATAGCAATTAATTGTACCATCCATATAACCTGATACATAGACTCCAGATCCATCTACCACAACACTATATGCGGTCGTCTGAGTACCATTTATTGTCTGAATGGTTGTAAACCATTGAATTTTACCATATTGATCATACTTAATCAAAAACGCATCCAAATTAGAAGTAGCCGATGTCATGGTAATCGTTGGTAGGTTTGTTACAGACGGTTGTGTCGGTGTACCGTCAAACACATTAATGGTTCCACTAAATGTACCCGCAACAAATACGCTGTCACCATTGTAGGTAACTGAATTGGAAAGGATCAGAGAACCAGATGTACCCACCATAAGTAATGGCCATCCATAACGAGTGACAACGGGCTCTACCACGCATCCATTACAAGATTGAACAAAATGCTTTTGATTCTGATCGATGGTTGGGGCAGGTGGATTCTTGAATTTATAATAGGTATCAAATGCCGGCAAATAAGGATTGGTATCCTGATTATTCACGCTTGGATTGGGATTACTAGCAGTTGGTCCATTTGTATTTACAGTAGTACATGATGGAAAAATAGTATAGGCATCTTGATCCGTAATGAGCTCCGCACAGTATTGACGTCCCGCTTTTTGTAATAGAATTTTATCAGAGGAATACACTTCTGCTGCACTTCCTGCCGCACCCGAATACACATTTAAAAAATGTTGGGAAGAACCCGTAGCCAATGCGGTTCCTTTTCCACGTCCACCAAAGTTAAAGGTTCCGTCGCCATTAGGGCATATCACCTGCGTCGGAACATCTGTATTTTGAAGACCAGTACAGGTTGCCACTCCCTTAATATACTTCGATGACTGAATTTGGTTTTTCCATGTCATGGTACTGGAGTCCACCGTGTTGCTCCGATTAAGATACACCGTGTTCTGCTTTTGGAGCAGTTCAGTGATTTTACTGGCGTCCATTCTACTATGCGCTTTTAGAAAAAGCAACCAAAAACATGTTGTGGTTATAAAAATAATGATATTTTTGAAAGATTTATTTTTTCGAGTCCTGAGACGGTTCCAGTAGTTCCAGTGCTGCGCGTGATGCCTCCTGTTCGGCTACCTTCTTATTTCTAGCTGTGGCTGTCGTTAGAATCTTATCATTTGGATCTACCACACCCATGGTAAAGATTCGATCGTGCGGTGGTCCTACTACCGCAATCTCCTTGTATCTCGGTGGAACATGATACAACGATTGAAACTTGCGAAGCAACTGATCTTTATAATTCGTGTCTTCAATGATAATTTGTACAAAGTCCACATGTTTTTCAATAATTCGTACTAAGAAGTCGTTACACTGCTGAAGACCACGGCCTACATCCTCTTCTTGTAAATATAATGCTCCAAACCATGCCTCAAACATCGAACCCAGAATGCGCAGGTTATTACGGCCATCACATACTTCCTCCATATGACGGCTCAGAATAATCCATTGACCCAGACCTACTTCTTTTGCCATTTTACCCAGCTGTTTATTATTGACAATGCGAGAAAGGATACGGGTCAAGAATCCCTCTCCCTGGCCTGGATAGCGCTTGGTAACATATGAGGCAATTACAAGGCCCAATACACGGTCTCCCAAATATTCCAGCTCTTCATTATCACACTTTCGCAACGGAATACAATCATCAGGACGAGGAGCAATCACGATCTCTTCCCCATTTTCAGCTTGTTCCTGCCATAGTTCAGGACGGTCAACATAGGATTTATGACAACATGCTTGAGCAAATAGATTGAAATTATTAAAACGGCCCTTCCAGCCATAACGTTTAAGAATCGGAATGACATCCGATGGAGTGACCTCCCGATTCTTTGGATTCCATGGATTGAAGATTTTTTCGACAGGATTCATGCTAACTGATAGTTCGCGATGCTGGTTTATATTCCTCGAGTCTATGTTCGTCAATTTTATGTATCATAGAACAATAGGAATGCTATCGGATTACGTAGATATCGGTGGCGAATGTTTTAATGTAACAGGTACAATGGATGCCCCTTCCGTTATACCTCGTGAAAATACAACTAAAACATACGATTTTGTTTGTAAAAGTAAAACAGAATTTGAAAAAGCCTTTCGACCTATCCTTGCCAAGTTTCCTGATGGGCTTCGTCTGATTCAGTCCTATTTACCCTATCAACGACCCCAACTAGAGGGCATTCATGAAAATGAAAAAAAACCATTAAAAGATATCATTGAAGCACGAATGGCAAGCATCAAATCTAGCAGTGAACATTCCAATCATACCGTTAAAAACATGCAGTTTGAACAATATTATCGTAATTTGAAGAAACTATTAAAAGAGATTGATGAAGCTGACGGAAGCGTATCCTCTGGCGCATCATTAAGCGATGTACATAAACGCATTAAAGATAATTTTTCAAAAGAACGTATTTATTATGTTTTAATGGAGTTGGCCTATTATTTATTACATCCTGAACAGATCAAAAATAATGCGGATGAATGGATGAAATTATTGGATTCAGTTGAAACATTGAATCTCGGTGCGATTGTAAAATCTCTTCATGATACCAATCAACATACCATGAGTATTAATGTAGACCGTGTAGAAAAAGCAACCGTTCTCGATGAAACTACTCTTTCTCCTTATGATGACACAGCTGAACTGAAAAAACGTCTTGAAGCCATTATGCAATTATTTATGACACGCAAATATTTAAAGAAAATGGCTCGCAACTCAAAAGGTCCCATTGTGAATGATGATACCATCAATGAATTAAAATCAAAGTTACCAAGACCCATGAAAGGGGGCGATCATAACGATATCAAACCTATCGCAATCTCAAGTAATTCTGTAGCCAATATGATGACACCCTTCTTTGAATACTTCAAACAAAAATATGAACCGATTACTTCTGTTTTATCTAGTGCGAGTCATGTAGAGGATTTATCGCTTGTATCTCTTGCCAAATTATTATTTATTTGTCAAAATATTGCCGCACAGAAACCTCTTGCGCATGGTATTTACAAATTAACTCATGTAGATCCAACCGTTATTGAGTTTCTTACAAACCAATTGGGAGCAGTTCAGGCCTACTTAAATGTAGCGGAGCGAACGGATGAGGACAAGAAAACCTTTGCGGATGCGGTAAAAATGATTCCTGCGGTATCCATTACCTCTCTTTTTAATAAATTCGGAAAATCAGGTCACTATACGGATCCCGATGCCATTCCCAAACTTCAATTTCTTATTCGTCCTCTTAATGTGAAACCATATGAAAAGAAGGAAGATATGACTGGTCTGGAAGATATTAAAAACGATCAGCAAAAAGAGGATATTTATAAAGAAATTACGAATTTTATCGAAGAAAACGCAGTATATATCACATGTACTGAGTTTCAATCTGAATCTACTCCGATGAGAGTGTATGAGATTGATTATTCTTCGGTACATGTTACAACCAAAGAATGTGTGATTCAACCTCTTGATGATCATTACTTTAATACACATCATGAACCCATTCTTACACTTGAACAAATTATGGATGTTCAATCTACGATTGTTTTCAATCAAGGTATGCTTGCGTTGAGTATGTTCATGGAATCGGAACACCTCTTACAATAATAGAATGCCTGAAGACTCTAAGCCTACTTCGTCTGCTACTACATTCAGTATGAACCGTGTTCTTCTTAAGGCCAAATATGCAATTTATAGTGCCCTTATCTTTTTCCTCTTAGCCAATCCTGAAACCGCATTGGTACTTCAACGTATTGTAGGTGGGTTATTTCATGTAGTGACATCCGGCGGAGCCTTAACCATTTATGGTCTCTTTCTTCATAGTGTGCTATTCTTTCTTGTCATGTTAGGTCTGATGCTATTACCCAGTGAATAATACTATGGAACAGGTTGAATGGCTCGCTTTAACATGGCCTCCTGATCTTTTCCATATTGAAGGCCTGGATATACCTGTTTAAATAGAATCATTTGTACAATCATTTCTGCTACATTATCTTTGAATCCCTTCTTATTTTTTAAAAAAAAGAAGAGACTCGTACCATGAGCCTTATGTTGTTCTGAAAAGATTGCGTTCCATCCTCCTTTTGGCACCCAGTCCATGTCTACTATAAGATTGCTATCATGGTTTAGATTCATCAAAAAAGTAATCTCCATAAATAGAATGATGAAACGTGGAATTGTATTTATTGTATTATTGTTTGTCTTGTTGGTTATTCGCTATAAGGTGAGTGAAGGTTTTGAGGGTTCGGGGCCCATGGTGGTCATTTGTAAGGCAGAATGGTGCGGACACTGTAAAAAGGCCGCTCCTGAATTCGAAAAACTGTCTTCCGCTTCCCCCATCAAGCTTTCCAATGGAACCCAGGCCACCGTGAAGATTCTCGATGCCGACCAAGATAAGGCTGAGATTAAGAAGTATAATGTTCGTGGATACCCCAGTATTCTTATTGTGAAAGGATCGGATACCACAGAGTATCCGGGCGAACGAACCTCTCAGGGTGTAATTGATTTTCTGAATCAAATGTAATATGATACGTGTCTTTATTGATGCGTCTAGCTTCGAGATTTTGCCTATTCAAGATGGTCAAAATCCCTATATTGATGTCCACTATCCGCATTCAAAAGAAAAAATCATGTCACAACATCAACATGTAACCGACGCATTTACTGCGACTCCTTCCACAATATGTCATCTACCACGAATTACCTGTCCTTTACCTGATATTGTATTTTGTGCGAATGCAGGATTATCCCTTCCTGGATTAAATATGCTTCTTTTGCCCAATATGAAATACAAACAGCGTCAAGATGAACTTCCTTATCTTAAACGTATGTTTGCTTCTATTAAGCTTCCTACTATGGATTATCCAGGTACCGAACCCTTTGAAGGTCAGGCAGAACTCAAATGGTTTCATGAAGGTCGAAAAGCCGTGTGTGGATATGGACATCGCTCTACCAAAAAAACGTTTCAAGAATTGGATCGATTATTTGGAAGATTATATGGCAAAAATAAACCTGAACTTCTTGTGATTCAATTAATTTCTGAAAATTACTATCATTTGGATGTAGCCATGTTAGAATATGATGATACAAAATGTATTGTTCATCGACGTGCCATTTCTCCTGCGTCTGTGCGCAAATTAGAGCGATTTTTGGGAAAAGAGAATGTTACTGTATTGGATACCGATGATTCATTTTGTTTAAATGCAGTTGTCGATGGTGCGAACCTTATTACACATAAACTTACGGATCCTTCATTACAATCAAAACTTGAAACACTGACCAATCGAACGGTTAAACAAGTTGATACAAGAGAATTTGAAACATCAGGCGGTTCGGTTCGTTGTATGACACTTGATGTCCACCTATGACACTTGATGTCCACCTATGACACTTGATGTCCACACATGAGACTTAAAATTATGTTATATTATGTTATATAATGAGTGATTATAAAAAGCTAGCACGTTTTCAATCATATCTTCGAAAGATAGAGGGACTACATCTTTTTATGATCTTAGGCGATTATATCTTTTTATGTGATATTGAAACTATTTTTAACGCGATAGCAATACGAGAATCAGAAGATGACCTTCGGCAAATGGAAAAAATGTGGAATGAGTTTATAGCGTCTGATGTTCTCCCTTAATCACCTAAGGTAGATCAGAGAGGAAGTATCATGGAAAAATTTTCAGTCACTCTTCTCCCTGGTCGTGTTAAATTATATAAATGTACCCGTGATGAATTAAAACATATTGTAAAGCATAAGTTTTATAATGTTACCAAAGATATTCTATGTCAAACTATGCTCGATGATGAAATTACCTTTTACCTTCACATACTAGAAGATAATGCCGCTACCCATGCGGTTTTCCAATCCATCTGCGGAATAACGGATCAGCGCTCTTATCGTGTGATCGATATCCATGAAGATGTGCCAGGAATCGATCACATTGGGATCATTTATCGGATCTCTAAACGCTTTGTTGATAAACAGATCCCCATTCTCTACATTAATACATACGGGCATAATATGGTACTGATCTTGGATGAATATCTTTCCAAAGCAATGGATATTTTAAAGGATATTGCCTATGTGTAAATGAACCATCTAAAATTTGATTTCATTATAAATATATAATGAAATCACATATGACTTCCATTTGTACTCTCAATCACGCTCTTCGCACATTGTATTCCATTCCAGACCCCTCGATCACTTTTCAACAAAACATTGATATTCGAAATATATATAATGATCTCTCCTATTCTACCTATATTCTTCATCGTCCTGAACATGAAACTCTTACTTTATCCTTTCCTCGTGAATGCGAAATGATTACACATCTTACTAATAACTATGATTGTAAAATGGTTTATTATATAACAATCAATGGATTCTTAAAAGAAATTCAGATCACTCCACAGACAGTGATCGAAACAAATTCCAATACCACCATTGTTATCTATACCCGATCCAAACCCGATCTTACCATTCAATTTAATATGGTTTTGACTAAATCCGCATTTCGATCCAAACTTTAGATCGAATGTCGACGTTTGGATCGATCTTGAAGTTGGGTTTTAAAAAAATCAATCACGGCATGTTTCCCTTTCTCAATTATTTTTTGTTTTGTTTCCTCATCAAATGAAAAATCTAAAATATTGATCTCTCCTAACATGATCGGAATACATCGCGCATCATAACACTGGATCTCAATATTGGCTTTTTCCTGTAAGGCGATATACATCGGTCGAGTGATCAATTCATCGATCCCCATCTCCATTAAATCCTCCACCTTTTCCACAGATGTTCGTATTAAAATACTTAGTGTTTGTTCATGCTCCTCTTTTGGTAGTACAAATAATGGATAATTACTAATAACTGCTCCGTCCACTAAATAATGCCCCGTTTGAGGACACTGAAACGGCTGAAAATAATACGGAGCCGACATGGATGCGCGTACTGCGTCTGAGATTCGATAATTTGGTGTTGTGGTTGTACTAAACGTAACCGCCTTTACATCGTTCAGATCCGATGCCATAATTCGCAATGATTTACCAAATCGTTCATAGCATTCTTGAAAAGTAAGGTCAGAGGATACTCCCTTTACATGAAGACATGCATCAATTAACCGCTGTAATCGTTCCCCTGTATCTAGGCCAAAATGAAGAACCCATCCCGGAATCGAATCCATTTCTTTAATGTTTGTAAAGTCAAATCGAATGGAAAAATCCATTAGTTCCTCTAACGTATAACCAATACACAGGCACATGGCCATAATGGACCCTGCCGATACTCCCATCCATTCTTTTACAATATGTAACGGTATATGTTTTGATAATTCTTGTAATGCTCCTACATGTGCCATCGCACATATTCCACCGCCTGATAAATAAATTCGATGGGGAAGCATCGTTATTGATCCCATTATGCTTTTTCCGTTTATGTTGGATAATGTCTTTGTTGAATAGGATGCTTTCTGGTCATTTATCGGTGTCAGGCGGGCATCAGATTTATTATGAAAAACATGGAACAGGTCAACCTGTTGTTGTGTTACATGGCGGACCTGGTGGAGGAATGAATCGAATCATGTTACGTTCATTTGATCTCAAGAAATGGTGCGTTGTATTATATGATCAGCGTGGATGCGGAAAATCAACACCGTTTGGCTCCCTAGAACACAATACGACATGGGATTTAGTAGACGATATTGAATCTTTGCGTTGTCACTTTGGGTGGGATAAGTGGTTTGTTACAGGCGGATCATGGGGAACTACACTTGCGCTGGCCTATGCCGAGACCTACCCCTCTCGTGTAACCGGTCTATTGCTACGTGGTGTATGTCTTTGTGATGATGATTCCTTTCGTTGGTTATATGAAAAAGGCGGTGCGTCTGAAATCTTTCCTGATACTTGGAAGAACTTTATCTCGGTATTACCTGAACGACTTCATCGTGCCGATTGGAAGAAAATTACCCGTTATTATCAACAAAAACTCAAAGGCACAGATGCTCAACGATACGCAAACGCATGGTGGGGATGGGAAAATAGTGTTTCCTTTTTGATTCCAAAGATGGATGATACTACACCCAAAGAAGCTCTTGCTCTTGCCCTACTAGAAAATCACTACTTTGTAAACGGATGTTGGTTGAAAAAAGACCAGTTGCTCAAAGGACTTCCTAAACTACGGCATATTCCCATTACGATCATTCATGGACGTTACGATCTTGTATGCCCTATTTCGGCTTCCTTTGTGATCAAAGAAGTTTTACCTCATGTTACACTGATGGTTACACCTGATGGCGGTCATGCTTTTGCCGAACCAGGTACGACCCAACGTTTTAAACAAGCCGCACGAACCATGCGACGAACACAGCCTTTACGAAATAAGAGAAAAACCCAAAAGAAAATGCGTGAATAGACCACCGTGTTACATTTGTTTCATAAGAACAGTAATGGATCAGGCCACGCCACAATTAAATCCAACGGATCTCTACGATAAACGCAAGTCAAAAGATGCTTCTCGTTTACGAGCCTATAACAAAATCCTAGAACAAATCTATAACCGTATTCGTGTGAGTTCCAAACTTCCCAATTCACAATGTTATTTACTCTATACGGTTCCGCCCTTTATTCTTGGATTACCCAAAATCGATATTGAAGATTGTGTGATCTACCTGATTTATCAGCTACGTCACGCAAAATACGAAGTTCGTTATACCCCTCCTAATATGTTATACATTTCCTGGTTACATCATGAGAAATCCTATTTGGTAGAACAATCGCCCATTATGCAAGCGATGATGGAATCTGCGGAGAAAACTCAAGCAGAAATGGAGCGAAAAGAGAGAGAGGCATCTCGTTTAATTCAAGGTAAGAAATCACAGAAAAAAGTTCGTATGATGTCACCTGGTCAATTTCAAGGGATGGGTCCACGCGCGTCCGCCATTTCCACCGTTCTTAATCGCCCTTTATCTAATCCTACTGCGGGGCCTCCGCCACCTTCCGCTGCCGACTATGTTCCTCCAAGTACGTTTTTACAAAATGTGACTCAACCCGTGAATTCGGTTGTTCAGCCCAAATCGAATATGGATTATTTCCGTTAAGCACTTTTAGAAGCGTGTTAAGTAGATGAATAACTTACAAAAGAGATTTTATTTGTTTCTTTTTGGTTGTATCGGTGCCAGAACGTTATTTACCATTACATCTGCCTATGCGAACACATTCCTATTAAAAGCTCTTGGTGTGATTGCGCTTCTGTTTGTATTAGGATGGCTCTATATCATGTTTATTGGAGAACGTAATACAGGACCTGAAGTATTTGGTTCTAAGATTTGGTGGCAAAATCTTCGTCCTGTACACGCCCTATTATGGGCTGGTTTTGCGTATCAGGCGCTTCATGGAATTCCAAGTGCCTACCGTTTTATAGCCGTTGATACACTCGTTGGTTTAACTGCGTTTTTATACCATCATTATCACAATGGAGAACTTGCCGTGATGATGTCATGAAGACGCTTCGATACGGCAGGGCCAATCTTTCTTGCTCCCACTTTAACCGCTTCGATATCCTTTACAGGAGCCTCCATGATCGCTTTTAATGATCCAAAATGAACGATCAATGCTTCTGACATTTTTACCGATACTCCAGGACACTGTGCCAGACACGCAATGGCAAACTGTTTTGGATCTGCTGCATTGACTTTCTTTTGAACATGGATCCCATCCGTCATTTTGATCCGTTCTGTGGTCTGACGAAGACGTGTCGGATCTTCCTTCCATTGTTCCATCAGTGTTTGAATCAATTCAGATGTTTCATGAACCGAACTGGATTGGATCACAGGAATCTGATAATGAAGTACAAGGCGTTGAATGAACTTCATGATCGCCGATTTTTGAAGACGTCCTGTATTCGACGACAAGGAACCCTCCAAAATATACATAGGTTGTGTTTTGTTTTCTTCACAAAATGCTAAAATACGTCCACGTTGTTCACGATATCTCCCATCTAGAATGGATGCTTCTAAGTCGCGAATGGATTTACGTTCAATAATCAGACCTCCTTCTGACATTTTTCCCTCTTCATTTACCCCGATCCAGATATCACCGACAGGAAGTGCTTTTACTGTTATATCCGTTAGTATTGTGATTAACTCTGATTCTCTTGTATCCAACCAAAACATACTATCAAACTGTATACTATGTTTTGTTTAGGCCTAAATAAAATAGACGAGAAGTAGACAATGAGTCACCTTCAACTCCGAGAGGGCGAATTAGATCGCTTACAGAAAAATCATCCTGATAAAATCCCTGTATTTGTTACTAAGTCGCCTAATTCAAATGATTCCGTACCCGATATTCGCAAACATAAATTTTTGGTTCCTTCCGAATTGACCATGGCACAATTTCTTGCCACCATTCGCCGATGGATTATGCTGAAACCTGAACAGGCAATGTATATCTTTATCGGAAATACAATGCCTATGACGAGTTCTACCATGAAACAGCTTCATGACAAACACAAAGACAAAGACGGTGTTCTTCGTATGTGTTACGCCACTGAAAATACATTTGGTTAATTCTTAGGATTCTTGCGATGACGACGATTGAACTTCTTGATCGCATGAGATTCCGAATTCATATTTGGAACAAACTCAGGAATACGTGATACATCTCCAGTGTGTGGCAAAGGAACAACCTCCGCTAGAACCTCCGATGGCGCATCAGTAGGGATCACAATCCTCAAATTCACTGGTGGAAAATCAACCACTTCATTTACGACTGGTTTTACTTCTTCCTTTTCTTCCTCTTCCTTCACTTCCTCCTTTACTTCTTCTTTCACTTCTTCCTCTTCTTTCACTTGTTGCTTCACCTCTTCCGCAATCGGTGTCAAAGGTCGCTTGTCGGCCGACTCAATCACAGTAATCGTATTTTCTACATCAATTCCATTCACATTAGGCTTACCTGGCTCTAGATGAACCACTTTTCGTGATGCATATGGTAATGAAATATAGCTACCCATCCTACCTACTATCCAGTTTATTCGGTTTAGGTTACTATTTTTTTGTAATATAATATTACAAAAAAATAAAATTATGTTATATAACATATAAACAATATAATTAATTCCAAGCAGGAATGGGATAAGATGGTGTAAACATACGGTCCACGCCTGGTGTCCATTGCGGATTATCATTTTTACCTTTATTAACACGTTGACGAGCCTTCATAAATGGATTTAATCCTGCCGCTAAATCGGAAGCCGGATGGGGGACTTCAATGGTCTCCTCTCCACGCTGTCTCTTGATTTGTGATTGCTGTGCTTCCACATCATCTTCCCATACAATCTTTGGATTTTTCTCCTTCACTTCTGTAATCTCCCAGATGTTTTCACCCTGTTTTGATTTCTGAATCACTGGAATCAAACCCTTCTTATCATATACCTTATCAAGTAAGTTCTTCACATCATCCACCGAATAGGTAAGTAAATCTTTGCTTGATTTTGGTTGATAGGTTTGAAGAATCTTACGCTCCTCTTCTTCAGGTGATTCTGCAACAGGAGATTCCACACCCTGCTCAGAATAAGGAGCAGGTTGTGTCGCATAATTTAACTCTTTCGTATATTGTACTTGCTTTTCCTGAAATACTTGTGAAGCAGGTCCTTGTGTCGACCAATCTAGTGGATACCGGGTCATCGCATCACTGATTTGTTGTTGAGAAGCCTCTCGGGATCCTTGATTTTGAAAGACGGCTGATACTTCATACTGATCGGTTTCAGGTTGTGCTGGATACTGTTTTTCCGGCAAGGATGCGTTCGGATTTGTATTGGGAGATCCATCTTGATTAAATCGTTGGCCTTGTTCTACTGAATCTTGAAAGGTCTCGAAATATTTACGACTTCCCAGATAAATCGCCATATATCCGATAAGTAATAAAATGACGATGGTATATGGTATCGATCCTTCCATTGTCTATCTATATTAATAACAGAATCCTAAAGTAGAATGGCCACTCGAAAAGGTCCACATAAATTTAAACCCCGTAGAACTGCTCGGGGACATCGACATTCCAATATGGGAAGCATTTTACCACCTCTTGATGTGCGATCCAAAGGTGCCTTAGGCGCATTGATGAAACGAATTAAGAAGGGACCTCTCACTATTGTACTTGTCTATGCCGATTGGTGCGGACATTGTCATCACTTCATGCCACATTTTGATGCCGCAGCAAAAAATGCGAATCGCTCCATTCAAGCTGTGAAAGTGAATGAAACCATGGTTCCTGAAGTTAATAAAGTTCTGAAACAAAATAATCAGAACGTCAAAGAAATCAATGTAGAAGGATATCCCAGTGTTCTTATGGTTGATTCAAATGGAAATGAAGTAACTACCGTAGAACCCGTAAAAGATACGAAAGTGATGACGGAAGTGATGAACCAATCCGCACAAATGGCACGTAACACCGGTCTCACCACAGAACAGCCCGATGAAGATGCCACAGTAGAGCAAGAAATGAATACCCCTCTTGCTCCAAATAATATGCGTACATCCGCACCCGCTATCAAGTCACTCCAAGTAAATGTTCCAGATTTTGTTGCTACCTCCTCCATGGATATGGGTGAAAATAAGGGTGTTTCTGTAGCAGTTAACAAGCCAAAATCGTCGGTTACCACTATTCCAAACATGAATAATAACAAGCCTAACAATAAAAATGCGAACATGAAAATTATGGAAGAAGATGCAGAAGTACAGGCCTCTCTCTATTCACCCCCTTCCAACGGACCATCTCTGGCGATTCCTCCCACCAATGTGAATGACAATGAATTGGAAACCATCCGTGAACCTAGCTCCATTAAAGGTGGAAGTTTATATGCTGCGATGTCTCAATCCGCTTATACCCTTGCTGCTCCCGCCGCGCTATTGGCCACGGCTGCACTCATTATGAAACGAAAAACGCGTAAACATCATAAACGCTCTCATCGTGCTCTTACTCGTAAGCAAAAGAGACGTACTATGCGTCATCGTCGTGTATAAAAATTGAACACACTTTCCCTCTGGGAAATAGTTATCCCGAGTTATGTCTGACCTCGTCTTTCATCTCTTAGATATCCAAGCACGCGACATGCGCATCGAATCCGAGCAGGAGGATGTGGTGGAAGTCGCTTATGATTCCCATTCCGACGAGGATGATGAAATTCAAACTCGTCGCCAAAAAAAGAAAAAAGTAACTTCCGCTTCTCAACGGCAATTTATCATTCACTTGTTTGGAGCTACTGAAACCGGTCAACCGCTTCGTTGTGATGTGACGGGATTTCGTCCCACCATGTACCTTCGACTTCCTGAAGAGAGAACATCCGCCGCCGCCCAAACCATTCAAAAATACATTCGGGAACAACTCACCAAACAACGAATTGAATTCTCCGAACTTACCATTACTCGCATTACCAAGAAAATCTTCTATGGATTTACCGCTGGAACCTTCTTCCCCTTTCTTCAAATCGATGTACCCTCTCTGAGTCTCTTTCGTACATTACGTACCATGTTCTTGGATGAGTTTCTAAACTCCACGATGTACATCGATGACAACATGAACATTGTCGCAAAACGTCCCGATTTTCCGCCTCCGCGTGGCAAAAAAGTCGAAGTCTTCGAGGCCAATCTTGACCCCATGCTTCGCTTTCTTCATGTTCAAAATATCCAACCCTGTGGATGGGTACTTGTAAAAGATGGAAAACAATCCATTACTAGCGAGGACGGTCATTCACTAGTGATTGAATGTGACTATGAACAAATTGTGCCGACACATGGACCCCGTGTCTCTGCTCCCTTCTTGACTGCTTCTTGGGATATTGAGTGCTTCTCACGAACCGGTGATTTTCCTGTTCCCAAACGAACCTGGAGCAAAACTGCAAAAGAACTTCTCAAACTCAACCTTACTGGAAATGACATCTCCCAGGTAATCGGAAACAGCCTGTGTACGGCTGACATGAATCCTCCTGAGACTCTTGTCAAGGGAATGACACCCATTTATGCCACTTTTCGCAAAGGAATGAACCTAGAAATGGTGTTCGCAGCGCTTACAAAAGCATCTGCCCAGTTTGATGCCGTGTTTGAACTGGCTGATGGACAAGAAGCAATGGAGGCGCTTCTCGAAAAAACACTTCAGCGTTATCTCCTTCTGGAAGGCGACCCCGTGATTCAGATTGGAACGACACTGACTCGTGGTACCAAAGAAACAACCGAACGACACTTGTTTGTCTTTCCTGATTGTGCCGAGATTCCTGGTATTGAAGTACATGCCTTTCCTACTGAGGCCAAGATGATTACTGCCTGGTTTGATTGGATGATTGAGCGTGATCCCGATATTCTCATTGGTTATAACGTATTTGGTTTTGATGAGTCCTACCTATGGGCGCGTGCCGAAGAACTCAAGCTTGTCAAAGACAATGCTCCCTTCCATGCGATGAATCGTCTGATGGAACTTTCTGGAGAACTCAAACTCGAAGAAAAGTTTCTTAGTTCTTCCGCCATGGGTGACAATCGCATGTACATCTGGACCACGCAGGGTCGTCTTCAAATTGACTTGTTCCATTATATCAAACGCAACAATGTCTTGCCCTCTTATAAACTCGATGAAGTAACGAAACATTTCATGTCTGGAAAACTGAAGAAACAAACCTATGACCCTGAAACTCGAACACTGCGCCTAGAAGTGGCAGGTGCCATCAAGGATGTCCGTGTTGGTCGTGCAATCACTCTTCTTGATGAAACCGGTGAAACCGTATCCGATAAACTAATGGTAGAAGCAGTTGATGGTAACGTTCTCCAATTTACATGTAACTTAGATGAAGATGCCCTCGCTGAAATGGAAGATGCCACAAAATGGGTCGTAGTAAAGGATGATGTTAGTCCCCAGGATATCTTTCGTCTTCATCGTGAGAGTGCGGAAGGACGCGCCATTGTCGGCAAATACTGTCTTCAAGATTGTGACCTGGTGATTGACCTATATCGAAAACTAGAAACCTTTAACAACTCCATGTCAATGGCGAATGTTTGTTCAGTGCCTGTGAGTTACATTTTCACCCGTGGCCAAGGTATCAAAATCGAATCGTTGATGTTTAAATATTGCCGAGAGCGCGGTGTTCTTATTCCCGTGTTGCCCGCCCCCACTCAGGGAGCAGATGATTCCTATGAAGGTGCCATTGTACTGGACCCTCAGCCTGGATTCTATTCGACGAGTCCCATTGGTGTATGTGACTTTGCGTCTCTGTATCCTTCCACCATTGTAAGTGAAAATATTAGTCACGACTCCCTTCTCTGGGTCAAAGACTTTACAAATGACGGTGAATTAATTGCGCATCAATGGGGTTCCGAAATGTACGACGAATGTGAAGGATATGCCTTTACTGACATTGAATATGATATTATTCGTTCTGACCCGTCAGATACTCGAAAACATCCTCGTAAAATCAAGTGTGGTCGTCGTATCTGCCGATTTGCCCAACCACTTGATGGAACCAAGTCTACCTTACCACAGATTACCACATGGCTTCTTACTGCTCGTAGTGCGAAGAAGAAAGAAATGAAAGCTGAGAAAGACCCTGAACGATATGCGTTACTGGATGCCGAACAATTGGCCTATAAGCTGACAGGCAATTCACTTTATGGACAACTGGGTTCGGGTACATTTAAGATTCGTCTACAAGCATTGGCTGCATCGGTTACTGCTTATGGTCGTAAACAGATTCTGTTTGCCAAAGCGGCGATTGAAAAATTTTATGGTCCAAGCGCAAACTTGAAAAATGGATGTGCGAATGTGATGTATGGTGATACGGATTCTCTATTCGTCGAGTTTAACGTTAGAAATCCTGAAACAGGTGAACGATTGACCGGTCGTGAAGCACGTGTAGCAACCATCGAAATGACAGATGAAGCGGGCGCACTCATTACAAAATCCCTTGCCGCTCCCCATGATTTTGAGTTTGATAAAGCATTTGACCCTCTTCTAATGTTTTCAAAGAAACGATATGCTGGAAACATGTATGAAGAAAATCCAGACGATTATGTTCACAAATACATGGGTATCGCATTGAAACGCCGTGATAATGCTCCCATTGTTAAGACCATCTTTGGTGGAGCTATGAAAATGTTATTGGATAAGCGAGATGTGGTGGGGGCCTTTCAATTTGTAAAAGAGAAGTGCTTAGAATTGGTAGATGGAAAAGTCAGTCTTGGACAGCTTACCGTTACCAAATCACTGCGTGCGGACTATGCCGACCCTGCTCGTATTGCTCATAAAGCATTGGCTGACCGCATTACCTTGCGAGATCCAGGCAATGCTCCTGCCGCTGGCGACCGAATTGGTTATGTCTATATTAGTGCCAAGGCGGGTCAGGAAGCTTCCAAACTACAGGGTGAGCGAATTGAAACTCCTCAATTCATTAAAGATAACAAATTGATTCCTGATTATCGCCATTATATTGAACATCAACTTCAAAATCCGATTTCACAAGCCTTTGGATTATTGCTCGAACAGATTCCTGGTTTTAAACCAGAGATGATTAAAGGATGTCCCACCGTTATCGAAGATTTAGATAAGTATCTCGCATTTCGAGAAGCAAAAGCAGCAGAGCTTCTCTTCTCGGATTGTTTACGACGATTCGAGAATACAAGTACACGTCATGCGATTACAAGTATGTTCAAAGGTGCTACTGTGATCGCACGTCCTGTTACCATAAAGAAAACAGTAAGCACCGATGAAACGGAGACTCCTGTATCAAAACCCGTGACTCGTCTAAGTGTTGCCAAACAAACCACCATGAGTAGTTTCCTTCTCGATTCGATGATTGTTAACAATAATGATAAGAAAAAACGCGCCGCAAAAGCAGCAGAAACACGTGCTGCGAATAAGAAAGCAAAAGATGCATCATCGTAATTTCATGGTATTTCGTAGTCCCATATTTTTCTTTTTACGTGTACTCGCATTTGCTCGTGGAGAACGAATTGTATTTTTCTCCTGTTCAATATAATCATCATTTGAAAATCGTGATGGGGGCATTGGTATTGGAACTGGTTCATTGAAGATCGTTTCAAACATGAAATGATCGGGTGTATAACGCGTATGTGGATGTTCTACTTGATATTTTGACGTACAATACTGTTCCGCATATTTCATGCCTTTTTTATTTTCTTCCATAAATTTCTTAGTTAGTTTTGGACCAATTGCTCGAATGTATCCTTCTTTTATCATTTGTGTATGTCTATATTTCAACTGTTTTCGAATTTGCTCTTCAGTGGATGTTACATGAATGATCAGAATTTGATAGGTTACCTTCTTTTGCTTTTCTAATAATGGTAAAATATCATCACCCATTACATTATTCGTAGAGCTAAATGTTGTATCATAAATAATATTATATCCTTTTTGAATACCATATTCAAGGCCTTTTTTACGAAGTTCTGTTAATGTTTTATAATGAGACGTTTTAGACAGTTCTTTTTGTCTTTTTTCACGCCCTTCCATCTTATTTAAAATTCGATGAATCGTGTAATTCGAATCAAACATCCGATCACGAGAACGAATTGTTGCCATATAGATCTCATTTAATATAGCATAATCATCGTCGGTAAGATGTTGTGTACCACGTTTCTTTCGAAATTCATCATACAATAATTTTGTGGTAATTCGATACGGTCGAACACGTTCTACCAAACTATCAAGTGATACATTATAGAATTGATCATAATCATAATGATGTTGATGTAAAATCTTTTTAGTCTGTGTTGTTTTTCCAACACCGGGCGCACCGACTACTACTACAAATAACGGTGTAGTAGAGGATGTTAATTTGTTATCATGTGAAAAGATCGCATGAATCTTAGAAACATCTTGTGCTTCTTCTAATGTTTTGAATTCCATTACTCTATCTGTGTGAAATATCATTTATTTAAATCATTCCATAATAGAAATGGGAAATACTACATCACATCCGACTCGTTTGAAATTTAAGTTTGTGGATAATAAATACATTGCAGAACGACTTCTTACCGATGCAGAGGCAGTTGATTTTTATTTGGAAAGTTGTCAACATGATCCGATCAATGCAAAGGCTCGACGTAAACTTACCTATGCCGTGAATTCAGTTAGTTCTCATGATTCTTCACGATATCAATCTATTCTTGATGCGGTTGTATCACGCCTTCCAAAACGGCTCCAAATGGATCTTCAAGACATTTATGTCATTCCCTTGATGCCGTCTGCCGATGGCGGAATGCCTCATACACGACCTTATCAGATCATTTGTTTTTCTCAACTGGATCAAATTCGAACCTCATTGAGTACCATTATTCATGAATTATGGCATATTCATCAGCGAAAATATACAGATACATGGGTACGCGTATTTCAAGAATTGGGATGGACAGAATGGTCTGGAATGTTACCTGCCTTTTTGGAAAAAAATAGACGATTGAATCCTGATACCTTTGATTCTCCATTATGGATCTATCAAGATACATGGGTTCCTGTTCCTGTATTTCAGGATATCTCTCTTCCCAATATTAACGAAGTAAACATTTGGTTTTATAATACAAAAGAAGAATATCATGTTAGACATACCCCTAAAGAGATAATTGATTACTTTCCGAATTTACCTCAAAGTGCGTATGAACATCCACGTGAGATCACTGCGTATTTATTAGCAGATCCTAAACAATATCAGAATTCTCCTGCTATGAAACAACTTCTTTCATCGGTGGGACAACTTGCGATTTCATAATCACATGTATCAATAGTGAGAAGCATGTGCGTTCAAGATCGAAAATGTACCGCGTGGATCTCTCTGACAGGGATAGGATATCCCATCGAAGGATGTCTTCGATCTGCGGGATGGTTGCGTTCCATTCGGATTCCATGTCATCAATCGATCATCAATCCATCGATCTATATTGATCGTCCTGAAGAATCCCTTACATGTCTTCATACTGTATCTCACGGGGCATTTGGATATATCGATTGGGGAACATATCGCAAAGGGCAAGAAGAAAAGCACGTATACATTAAACGCCCGATTCTTCCTGGAAAAAGTTTATTATATGAAGCATGTATTCAACATTTAGTTTCAGAACATCTTACTGTCATCGGATTTCCAAAAGGCGCTCCTCGAGTACTGCGTCTAGTTTCATTACACGATCAATCGATCGGATTTGCCATGGAACCGATCGAAGGCGCATGTACCTTAGATCGATATCTAGAATCGGCTCCATCTTCTTCTCTTTCTACCATTATCATTGACTGTCTACTTCAACTCTGTGCGATGATCTGGCATTTGGATCAACGGATTGGGATCAATCATCGCGATCTAACTCCCAGTAACTTTCTGGTTGTGGATCATCCTCCCCAGATCAAAATCCTAACCATCGAAAATGAGATCATTGATCTCACTTCTTCACGATCGCTCACCCTGATCGATTTTGGGTTCTCGTGTCTTGGATCCACAGAAACTCATATAGCTGAATTATCATTGAGTACGGTATATCCTGCTACAGATCCTTGTCCCAAAGAAGGGAGAGACATGTATTTATTCTTAGGATTGCTATACATTGATTATCATTCACGTCTTCCTTCTCAGCTACGAACACTCTTTGAATCGTGGCTCCAAGAACCTGGATCCAATTTATGCCGATTCATGCGAATGGACAAAGAAAGTTCGAAAAAATGGCTATATTTCATGGTAGGAAATGATAGTATTACACGATTTCATTCCCGACCATCACGAATTGTGGCAGATTTAGAAGCACTTATGTAATGATTACTTCAAAACAACATTGTAATAGAATAACATCTTACTTTTAATATAATCTGAAAATAATACGTAGGTAAAAGTAAATGCGGTAGCCGAACCAAGTTCTTTCACAAGACGATGTTCAAACCCTTGATACCCGTCTAATGGAAATGGAATAAGACCAACAAAATTACGCGCAATATAGATGGCAATACCGTAGATCCATAGTGCCAAAATGAATTCTAGCGTTAAACGTGGTTTCTCTTTTTTGATTTCTTGTGTAGAATCAAATTGACCCATCATATAATCTGTAATTTTCGCAAAAACAAGTGCTACAAATACATACAGTATATTAATATAGCCGATATCAAGGAGTTTAATACCTCTCATCAGTAAATCATGTTCCACTGTTTGCCTCATTTCTATTGTATGGATGTAATTTAAAGACTCGTGCCTTATTTATCATAATATGGCATTTGTACAAGCAATGAACTCACAACATAAACAGGGTGTGAACGGTGCCGACGTGTACACGGAAGAGGGTGTGGGTGATGCGCGTGTTACCCTATTTACCATGTTGAATCGTGGCCTAGAAGAGAGTTATATTGAGGAGTGGGTAGAGCAGGTGATTAATCATGATTCATGGGAGGAAACGCGCGATCTATTCGTGATGGCATTTCAGACTCGAGATATTCGTGGCGGAAAGGGTGAGAAGAAGTTATTCTATCAGCTTCTCAAGGCACTTTACCAATATCACCCCAATACCACTCGTCGCATGCTAAAGTTGGTTCCTGAATATGGTTGCTGGCGTGACATATGGGAGATCTGGACGTATATTCCCGAACTGAAAGAGGATATTTTGGATATTGTATACAATCGATTCATGGATGATTTGTCAAGTGCTGCATCAGGTGAGACACATTCCCTATCATTGTTGGCAAAGTGGTTGCCTCGCGAGAAGTCGGCAACCTACCCAGGTCTTGCTCGTAAAATTGCCAATGCGTTGTATCCAAACGAAGACTCTGAACTCAAGCGTTTGATTCGCTATCGCAAGGAAACCAGCTTCATGAATTCGGTATTGAAAACGGTGGAGATCGACATGTGTGGTGGTACCTGGCGAAAGATCGATCCAGAGTCCGTTCCTGGTCGTTGTCTGAAGCTTCATGATAAGGCGTTTTTGAATGAGAAAGACGACGAACTTCGTTATCCAAACCGCAATGATCGTATGATCTGTCGTGAACACTTTCAGGAGTTTGCGGAAAGCCTGACAAAAGGCGAGAAGAAGGCACATGGAGCCAATGTGGTATTGCCCCATGAGCTAGTGACAAAGGCACAGCATCATGCCTCCAATCGTGAACAACACGCGATTAACCAGGCACAATGGGATTCCATTCGTGAAGAGACAATGGGTCTTGGTGGATTGGGTAAGGCGGTGGCGATGTGCGATTTCAGCGGTAGCATGGCGGGACTTCCTCTTCAGATTTCTATGGCACTTGGTATTCTTATTTCCGAGTGTACTCATCCATCTTTCAAGGATTATATCCTTACATTTGATGCGACTCCTAAGTGGCATTCTTTTAATGGCTGTGCCACTTTGAAACAGAAAGTGGATTCGCTTCGAGATTGCGGACAGGGTCTGAATACTGACTTTTACAAGGCTTGTCAAATGATTTTGGCTCGCATGATTCAATATAAGGTACAGGTTGATGAGGCTCCTGAGGATTTGATTGTGATTACCGATATGGGATTTGATCAGGCATCTGATTCGGCCAATCGAGCCTCTTCATTTCGTTGCTCCGCATGGGAGACCCAATTGACTCGTATTCGCCGTGAGTTTCAAGAGGCTGGCGAGTATGTATGGGGCAAAGGTAATGGCTGGAAGCCCCCGCGCATTGTCATTTGGAATGTGGCCGCTCAGTTTAAAGATTTTCACGCGAAGGCGGATCAAGAAGGCGTAGTTCAACTATCCGGTTGGAGTCCAAGTATGTTGAAGGCTCTTCAGAAGGGCGGTATTCAAGTTCAAACCCCTTACCAAGGAATGCGTGCGATTTTGGATGACGAACGCTACGATCCGGTGCGCAAGGTCTGGAATAAGAGTATGCGTTTGTAACTTAAAGATCATTTCTATGGTATGGGTAGGAAGGCAAACCTTCCTCTCTTCTTTGTATTCTAACAGCAATCAATCCCTTAATGTCGTAATTAATTAATAGAATACAGCAATAAGAAGTAGAATCTTATCCAATATTCATACAGCAAACAATCCATTTCAACGTGACTGAAACTTTTGAATATAGCAAACAGAGCATGTAGCTCTTTAGGGATGATAAGACCCGATAATGGGATAATGAACTCGTTTTCCCTTTTACACTTTATAGAAGTATTCGTTCAGCAATCCCCCCATCTTTAATAATAAGATAGCGAATACAGGATAAGGAGAATTCCGCGACCAGGAATTCATTACAGCAAATAAAATAAAACAGTAATACTACTACCGTTATGATACACGCATCACAACAGTTCGTTGGTCTACACGCAGACAAACACGGTAGTTAACAGAAATCATATGTGATAGTTATGATACAGGCATCACAACAATTCGTTGGTCTACACGCAGACAAACACTATCGCACCTTCTTCTCTCTAACCATTTTAACACAATGTGTTAATCCGCGATTGAGAAGATGATATTCTTCATTGCGTCCAGTACGCGTCACATCTTCTCTCTAACCATTTTAACACAATGTGTTAATCAGCGATTGAGAAGTAGTTTGCAATATTGAAGAAATGGTTTCTATGGTTCCTTTGGGCTTTTTATATTTCAGGTTCAAGACAGACGGCACAAGACGGCATCAGCATCAGCATCAGCATCGGCATTCGGTAGCGCGCATAAAAAGGTATGACTCGAGTTTTTTTCTGTATTTATTTATTTCGGTACTTAAGGTTTTTAGGTTTTTATCCAGGACCCTTGTATCCCTCACAGCAATGTACATAAGTACAAATATGTATTAAGAAATACACATTTAATATTACGCATTAATTTTTGCGTATCGGGATACAGTTGTGTAAATATTGTTTTTATATTGTGTGACATGTACGTACGTGTAAAAAAAGTAAAATTATAAAAAAATAATCCATGACGGATATCATATTCTATATGAGAATAGTATCCAAAGGGCTCTGATCTCCTGTAGGAGACATACGGAGACCCAAGAATCGATTCCATTCAATGAGAACTATCGTTCATTCGAAGCGCCAAGTCGGTATAAACATAAATACCCCATTTGATTATGTTCGTTGGTAAGCATCAGTAAGAATTTGAAATTCATATGAACACCTTGTTCGTTGGTAGAGTGGAATTGTATTTTTCGCGTTTTCTTTCTAAGAATAGACGAAAAATATATCGATACATTAGAAAATGTCACCTTTGCCGGCACTACCTGTTACAATTATTATGCCACAAAATAATTCAGGTACAATGGGTACATTAACAATACCTCTTCATGAAGGTGAACCTGATGACATCTATCAGATATTTCTTTCAAAATATGAATGGACAGACAATCTAGGATATCTTTCTCTTCCCATTCATATCTTTATCATGAACGGTTCTGTTACTGTAAATGGAAAAACATATGAACATCCCATTTTTATGTTCGATCAAACAAAATTTACCATCATGAGTCAAGAATCATTCGAATATAATCGCGATGGTTTTGTCACTGAATTCTTTTTACCTTACGAAGGTGAAATTGGTGGAAAACGACGTTTTCATAAGAAGCATCGCACCCATAAAAAACGCCGTGTACATCACAAGAAACGTAGATCTACACGTAAATAATTTGTGTTTTAAATGATATTTTTATTGTAGTTGTATATAATAAAAATGTCACAAGAAGAGGAAAAAACAGTATCCATTGCCCTCCAACAGGGTCAACGTCGGCGTATTATGAAAGGCATGACCTATGATATTGAAGAGAAACATGGATATATTTATCTCGTACGTACACGTGAGTTCAAGTCTTTGAATCGCCCCATTTATAAAGTCGGGCGCACCTCTCAATGTCCCGATACACGCATCGGACGACTTCATAAATATACCAAAGGTTCTGAAATCTATCTCATTCTTCAATGTCATGTCGACGATGTTGGTCTCATTGAAAAAGAGATCCTTGAGATCTTCTGTCATCGATTTGAACCCGGTCCCGATGGCTCTGAAGATTTCATTATTCCTACCCTTCATGAACTATTAGAAGCCAAACGTACTATTATTCGTGTGCTTCAGACATATGAGGAGCGTCGAATATAATCGAACGATTCAATGCCTGCTGATATATTTCCAATGTCTTCTCACGTTCATTAAAATAATGCTGATTCATTCCATTCATACGACTGACCACGTTTCGTTCCCATCTCTTACGATGTTTCTCTACAAGATATTCTGGACCCAAGAAATCATAATGTTTCAAGTAATATGTCTTTTCACTAAATACAACATGTCCTTGTGGAAAACTCTTATGTGCCCCATACCAATATTCCATACTCACTGCTGGATAGTAAAAACATACCCGTTTGGACATATTGTTATCAAAGAACCCCCGATGAATTGAAAATAAATCAATGTCAGAATAATCCGCTACCTTACTTTCTCCTACCATATTCACACCCTGTGTCGTGATTACCGTAGTACCCTTATCATACTCTTTTTGTAAATCATACTCGGTTGCGTTTAACCATTCATCCATATCACACATAATGACCCATGATGGAACATCTACATAATCTTTCCACATATGACTTCTTACCCAAATTAATAATTGCTCGTTTTGTTGTTCCAATGAATCATATGAAATCACACGACAACCCGCATCACGAGCAATATTGATGGATTGATCCGTGCTATGATTATCAAAAACAGTAATTGTTGCATTCGGAAAATTGGTTTTGTAATGACGCAACGTTTTTGGTAACATTAGTTCTTCATTGTAACATAGTAAAAAGATGTGAACCTTCATCTCTTTTTATTATGATAGATAAATGTTTAGACTGCTTAAAAACTAAGAAAGAAGAAAGAACTAATATGAAAGTTGTTGTAGCACGATATCAAGAAAATATTGATTGGACCGGTGGAATTAAACAATGCGTAATTTACAATAAAGGTCCTACCACTCCCATTAGTCCTCATCCTGTGATTAACTTACCAAATGTGGGACGAGAAGGTCATACTTATCTGTATCATATCATTCAAAATTATGATCATCTAGATGATTATACTTGCTTTCTACAAGGACATCCTTTTGATCATTC